TACACGCTTTCCAGATGTGAAGCTTTTCGATATAACTATCTTAACCTCAATTAATTACAGAGACCCGATTTTTCATTTGCAAGCTATTTGCAAGCATGCTATTTTTTCGAGTTACACAATATGCAGAAATATTAATTATATTTAAATATATCCACATATATTTTGATATATCATTTTTTTCATTTATCTTTGCATTTGAATTTATAACTTAGTGCAAAGATATAAAGAAATCCTTTATTCTAGCACGCATTTAAACTATTTAACATGGTAACATCAGTTCAGCCAAACATAAGTCCAACTTCGCGATATACCATATCGGAAACCTGCAAACTGTTGGGTATACATCGCAACACCCTGCGCTCCTATGTGAACGCAGGGTATATAAAGTCTATGCAAAAAGTTCACGGACAGCGTTTCAAAGGTTCTGAGATTCTTCGCTTTTGGAACACGTTTGTGTAAACATTGGACCGGTTCCAAGCAGTAGCCACTCGCATGATACACCATACCCTTCAGCGAGGTAAGCAAGATACTCGATACGAAAAGTACGCTTATCTCTGTTATGCTTTAGAGTATTCATGTTACCATAGTTCAAACCAAACTCTTTTGTAAAAGTCTGTAAGCCTTTAATTTTTCTCTGTTCTTTGAGAACATCAAGTGCTTTGAAGAACCTGTCGCTAATATCCAGGGCACAATCGGGAATATTCAGTTTCATTTCAAAGTTAATTTTTCAAGAAGATTCATGAGACGTACATTTATATCATCTTGTTTTTCGATATGCTTTGCTATCATCTCAGTCTGCCTCTTTATAATTTCTACTAAATCAGCATTACTTTGGATTCCGTTGTTCTGATTTCCAAAGCCACTGTTTACATTATTCTCTGCATTAACGAGTTGAGAAGGTTCTACCTCGAAAGCCTTGACATTTTCTTCTCCATACTCATCGTATAGTTTCTGAAACTGCGCAGGTGTAGGATCTATACCCTCTGTTTCGTATCTCGAAATGTTAGATTGGGAAATTCCCATAATTTCTGCAAGCTTAGACTGAAATAGTCCGTGAGCTCTTCTAAATTCTTTATATTTGAACATATCTGTATAAATTTGTTAATTTTGACTAAATCTTTTCGATATATTTGCATATATCAGAATATATTTGTATCTTTGCATAAAGATATAAAACATAGTGCAAAGATAATGGAAAATATTCAAACATCAAACACTTTTGAGGAAAAATCTCAAAAAATGACCTTAAAAGGTTATTATCAGGGGTTACCGATGAGAAGTGCCCCGCGATATGACTTCATCACGGAAGTCGCTAGACGCTGCAAGGTTACTGAGCAGACAGTTAGGAATTGGGTTCTATATGGCATGAAGCCACAGCAGCACATCCATGTAGAAGTATTGTGTGAGCTAACAGGCATTAGCGAGGAGGACTTATGGAAGGATTAGAGTTCTATATGTTCGAGGATGAGTTATGGTGTAAGACGTCAGACGGAAAGAACTTCATGGTCGATGAGACACATACAGAGTTGGTGAAATACATTCTGGAAAAGGTTCGCGCTTGCTATCCGGAAGCATACAAGGCGTTGGAGAAGATTTACTCCAAGAGCGCACCTAACGAGAGTTATTATCAGTATCTCATGATGCGTCGATTTTGTAAATGCAACTTTTGTCGACTCGACACTACGGCTTTTGATGTCGTCGATGTTGACAAGGATGGAAGGTTCAACTTCGAGAAGGTCGAATGCCCAATGCGTGGCGAATGCCCTTATGATAGCATCGTCTGTATGCCAAGGTTTAATGCTAATCTTTCTACTGCGGAGTTGCGCGTGATGAAACTGCTTTATGAGGGACGAAGCGAGCAGGAGGCGGCAGCTGAGCTATTCAACTCCCCGAACACGATACATCAGCACGTCAAGTCTGTGTATGTGAAACTAGGAATACATAAGCTCTCTGAGTTTATCACCTATGCAAATAAGAACAATTTGTTTAACAATTAAATATTAGTTTATGCCAATTATTAGAAAGAATGACGTTGTTACAGAGCGTCCAGTGATTATCGTACTTTATGGTACTCCAGGTACCGGTAAGACATCTTTGGCTACTACAGCCAACAGTCCTTTACTCATCGACACCGACCGAGGCTTTGACCGTGCCGTTCAGCGTCCAGACATTGTTGTCACGGCTTCACGTTGGGAAGACATCTATAATGCTGAAGTTATCGGTTCCTATGTTGTTGAGGATGGCAAGCAGGTTTGGAAGCCAGGTTTGATCAGTGAGTGTAAGACCATCGTAGTAGATACTGCCAAGGCTATGCTCGATGACTATCTCAACGCTTTTGCTATTCAGCAAGACCCTAAGTTGGGAACTAACTCACTGAAGCGATATGGCGTGATGGGAGAATTGTTCAAGCAGTTTGTCGGCATTCTCCGTTCAAACAATTCAGACATCATCTTCATCTGTCACGACAAGGAGACACAGGAAGGAGACTATATCAAGCATTCTCCAGACTGTACAGGACAGAGCAAGGACTTGCTCATCCGTATTGCGGACCAGGTAGGTTACATCTGCAAGGAGAACGGCAATCGCGTCATCAAGTTCGAGCCACAGGACAATCGTGTTGGTAAGAATGTTGCAGACCTGCAGAACACTTGGATTCCAGCTTACGGAACAGAGGAGTTTGACACTTGCATGGCAGACATCATCAAGAAGGTGAAGAAAGCCATCGTGAATAAGTCAGATGCTCAGGCCAAGGCGCAGGAAGCCGTTGATGATGCTCGAAAGAAGCTTGCAGCCGTGGAGACGGTAGATGATGCAAATGCTCTCATCGAGGTTGCCCACGGATTGAACAAGATTCATCAGAAGGCATTCATGAATCAGATGATCAAGGAACTTGCTGTCAAAGGCATTGACTTTGACAAGAAGGGCAAGAAGTTCGTCAAGCACGAGGATGCAGCATGATGAAGCCTTTGATTAGAGTTACCCAGCTAGAGAGCTTCAGACGGTATATGTCTGGCGAATATGCTTATGTTACAGAGCAGGACGTTATAGACAATATCACTAAGAAGTTCGAGGGTAACGATTACACAAGAATAGGAACTGCCTTTCACTCCATCGTGGAGACTGGCAGTCCCCATTGCTTCAAGGAGCCGGAAGGTGTTCGTCATTTCACCTATTATAAGAAAGATAAGACAGAACCAGTTCCGAAAGGAAGAAGATTCGTCTTTGATGAAGGTGAAGCAATTCTCGACATTCCACAATGCAAGGTTGCTTTGAAATACAGAAATGAGCATCCTGGCGCCTTTCATGAGGTTCGTGAATACAAGGATTTCGGCAATGCCGTTATTACGGGATGTGCCGATATGATTGACGGACTAGAGATAAGAGACATCAAGACTAAGTACGGACCGGTATCAGACAAAGACTATATAGATAGTTGCCAATGGCAGCTTTACCTAGAGTTGTTTGAAGCTGATGTGTTCCATTTTGACTTGTTTGTCTTTGAGGGCTACAATAAGGATAAGCACAAGGGAGACGTGAGAGGTCTCAAACTTACCCCTTATGAGCCAGCAATCACTTGTTACAGATACCCAGGTATGGAAGACAAAAACCATGCATTATTGCGTGACTTCCTCAAATGGGTAGAAATGAGAGAATTATTACCATATTTACCATTAACAGAATCAGATGGCTAATACAATGACAGGAAGGGTGTTGTCTATCGGCAATGTCGAGGAAATACCCAGCAAGAGCGGTGGAGAGCCGTTCAAAAAGAGAGTTGTGGTTCTTAACTGTACACACTCGAATTATGGAGATGTGTATGAGAACTACCCAAGTTTTGAGTTCAGCGGAAAGCACGTGGATGATCCTGCGGCTTTTGCGGTTGGCGATATTGTTACTATATCTTTTGCTCTTCAAGGTACCAAGTATCAGAAGAGTGCAAATGACCCGGTAAAGTATTTCAATACCATTTCGGGTTACAAGATAGAAAAGTATCAGAGAGGTGGCCAGACGCAGCAGCAAGCACCTCCACCACCGCAGCCGCAAGGAGTTCAGTCACCGGCACCGCAGCCGGGCAAAGATGATGATTTGCCATTCTAGTTATGATTTTCAATCTCAACAATGACAAGGACAGGGCAGACTACAAGGACTATTGCAATGGCCTTTACATGGATGCCCTGAAAAGCGGAAAGGGTTTTATCGTGGAGGTGAAGAAAAAGCACCGTCCACGTTCCCTCGCCCAAAACAGCTATCTGCATGTGTGCCTTCAGTATTTCGCATCAGAGTTCGGCTACGATGAAGAATATGTGAAGTATAACATTTTCAAGCAGATAGTGAACAGAGAAATCTTTGCGAAGCAGAGAACAAATAGAAGAGGACAGCCTGTAACTTATTGGAGAAGCACGGCCGACCTTGACACAAAAGAATTAACAGACGCTATTGAGAAGTTTCGGAACTATTCAAGTATGGTTGCAGGGTTGTATATACCCGAGCCTAATGAAGAAGCAGCCTTGCTTGAAGCTCAGAAACAGATAGCATTATATGAAAAGTATTTATAATTATGAAATCAGATTTGAAAAATTATGTTCCTGAGAACATTGAGTTTGTATTGGAGGAAGGTGTAAAAGACATGTTCCCAATGGAGTTGGACTTCCTTGCTTTGACCGAGGAGAACCTTTGCGGAGAGAAGCCTTTGAAGAATAAGGCAGACATCCTTAAGTTTGTCGGAAAGCACTTCACGGCGACCTTCCCTGACAATGAGTTGGTTACACGTTTCCTCGATGAGTTCGAGAAGAAGAACATCAGAGAGGAGTATTGCACACTCGAAGAGAACGTGGTGCCAGCTCGCAAGCTGGAGTTGGAGGAGGCTTTGGAAAAAGCCAAGAAGATGAAGAAGGATGCAGAAGAGGCTTATGCTTCTGTCCTTATGGAAGTAGCCAAGTACGCCGCTGAGGTGCGCCAGGGAACTGTTGATATGCGTCTTAAGTCGAAGAACGTGTTCTGTATTGCATTGGCAGGCTACTATCTTGTATATAATTGGGATGCAAATACCGAGAAGTTCTTACTTGCAAAGGCTTATGCTATCCCGGACCGTTCTGAGATTTGGGCAAATGAGGTCAAGAATCGTGAGAGCATGAAAGAGGTCTTCGGATTGGAGTTCCCAGAAGAGGAGCAGCCAAAAGAAGAAGCTCAGCCAGAGCAGTCTTCAGATGATGACGATGATGAATTACCATTCGGCGAGTAATGAAGTACACTCTTAGAAATTATCAAAAGCAAGCTAGTGATGCAGCCGTAAGGCTGTTCACTAGCAAGGCTGACAAGAACGGATTGGTTATCCTGCCTACGGGTGCAGGAAAAAGTCTGGTGATAGCAGATATCGCCTCTCGTCTGGAAGGGCCGCTGTTAGTATTTCAACCTAGTAAGGAAATTCTTCAGCAGAACTTTGCCAAGCTGCAAAGCTATGGTATCTTCGATTGCGGTTGCTATAGTGCCTCTGTAGGATGTAAGGATATAAACAGAATAACCTTTGCCACCATCGGAAGCGTAATGAACCATATGTCAGACTTCGATTGTTTCAAGAACATCATAATTGACGAATGCCATTACGTAAACTCTAAAGCTGGGCAGTACAAGGAGTTCATAGAAGCGAAGAACAGACAGGTTGTTGGATTAACAGCCACGCCATACCGCCTTGATCGTGCCGAAGGAGGTTCCATCTTGAAGTTCCTCACGAGAGTAAGACCTAGAATATTTTCAAAGGTCATCTATTGTTGTCAGATTGGAGAACTGCTTTCTAAAGGTTATCTCGCAGACTTGCATTATTACGATTTGACGACATTGGATTTAAGAAGAGTCAGAAGCAATTCCACCGGTGCAGATTATGATGAAAGAAGTCTCCTCGAAGAGTATGAGCGTAGCGGATTCTACGATAAGTTATCAAACACTGTAGTCAGGGTTCTGCAGCCTAAAAGCGGCATTCCTAGAAAGGGAGTACTTGTATTTACCGCTTTCACAAGGGAGACCAGGCAGTTGGTTGATAAGCTTCAATCACTCGGAGTCAATGCCGCCATCGTGACAGGAAAAACACCAAAAAAGGAGCGTGAAGCCATTCTTGAAGGATTCAAGAGGAGAGAAATAAAGGTTGTTGCCAATGTAGGTGTACTGACTACGGGATTCGACTACCCTGCCCTAGACACCGTTGTTTTGGCACGCCCGACGAAATCTCTCGGGCTCTACTATCAGATGGTAGGCCGCGCTATCAGACCTTTTGAAGGAAAGGACGGGTGGATAGTTGACTTGTCGGGAAACTATAGCCGGTTCGGAAATGTCGCAGACCTCTTTATTAGCAGACCTCCAGGAACCACGAAATGGGCGGTATATTCTAGAGGAACACAATTAACTAATGTAGTACTAAGATGAGCGTTCTAAATGAACTTATTGAATATAAGCAAAGAGATTCCACATTAGGAACTGAGTATTTAACTCTCTGTCCGCATTGCAGAAAGGGAGTATTTACACAAGAACCAATTTATGTAGGAAGTTTAGCTTGCCGTTTATGTGTTGATTTTGCGAACATGACGGACAAATATGTTACATGTAAATTCAAAAGAAATGTTTCCAATTTATAAGAAAAAGAAGAAATCTCCTTCTGCTCCCAAAAAGAGAAAGAAGAGTAAGCCTGATTTAGTCAAGAGACTAGACAAGGTGTTTGCATTGTATATACGTCTGAGAGACTGCATGCCGAGCGGCATGGGACAATGTATCAGCTGCGGAAAGATAAAGCCGTACAGAGAGCTTGATTGCGGTCATTTCTTCGGACGTTCCAACATGGCCACCCGATTTGATGAAGATAACTGCAATGCAGAATGTATCGGGTGCAACAGAGTGAAGTCAGACCATCTTATATACTACCAGGAGAATCTGATAAAGAAGATTGGTGTTTCCAGATTTTCCACCCTGCGAGAGCGTGCTCACTCCATCAAGAAATGGGATGACGATGAGTTGGAGAAAATGATTAAGTATTATACTAATGAAGTAAAGAGACTGAGTTATGAGAAAGGCATCACCGTTAATCTGTAAAAAATATAAGTCCCCAGTGTTTCACAACACCGAGGACTTGAACCAATTAAAATCCTATAAAGATTATACTTTAAAGGGATTTGTTTGCAAAGGTAATGAATTATTTTCAAATTGCCAAATAAATCCCAATAAAAAAAGCCTGCTCGCCAGCAGGCTAAAGAGAAACCCATACAATATTCTTTTACAGAATATAATGGAAAAAACATACTGCAAAAGTACTAAAAAAAATTGAGATAACCAAACATATATCTAAATATATTTTGGTATTTTTGAATATTTAAGTTAATTCTTTTGCATATATCGAATAAAATTCGTAATTTTGCATTAAGGAGAAACAATATAGTTATAAATAAAATATTACACAATATGGAAGAGACAGAATTTCTAAGAGATTTTGAAGGAATCAAGGACTACAGAACGTTCTTGGTAGGCTTGGACAAACAGTTCAAGTCGGCAGGTGTGTTGTATCGTGAGTTTAAAATTTTGGAGGGGATGGCTTTTATCGCTTTAAAGATTAGCCCTTCTATCCACAATTTTATCTCTAAGCAGCAAAGTGCTGTTTACAGTAAGTTACAGACCGAAGTTGACTCCCTGGCAAATAGTATAAAGCGAGGTAAGATATGCTTCATTAAGAACGAGGACTTGAACCAATAAGATTATGAAATATAATTGCATCAGAAATAGTGATTCTCCAGAAGTAATGAGAGCAAGGGTGAAGCACGGCATAGCTGCCTACGGCATCTACGTTGCTCTTATGCAACTATTGGAGGAAGACGAGGATCATAAGCTATCAAAGGATTATTCTATGATAGCTTATGAGATGCGTGTTGATGTTTCCGTGGTGCAATCTGTAGTTGAGGATTTTGATTTATTCGAGGTTGAGGAAGAATATTTCTATTCTAAGGAACTTTCAGACACCATCGAGCAGGCAAGAAAAGTCAGCGAAGCTAGAGCTAGAGCCGGTCGTGCAGGTGGTGCAGCAAAGGCTAGAAATTTCGTAGCAAATGCTAAGGAATCTTCTAGCAAATGCCAAGCAAATGCTAGCGAATCTCTAGCAAATGCTACAAATTCTCTAGCAAATGCTACAGATATTCTAGCAAATGCTAGCGAATCTCTAGCAAATGCTAAGCAAATGCCAGAGTCCAAAGAAAGTTCCCCAAACCCTTCAAAGAATATATATTCCGTTCCTACGGAACGGGAAGATAATATAAAATTATCTTCTCCTTCTAGCGCGCACACGAGGAAATCGAAATCGAAAGAGTTTACCATCTGCCACAAGGGACGGCAAATATTCGAGAAGTATTACCAAGAACTCTATGACTCTGCCTATTATTGGCAACCCAAGGATGCAAAGGCTATGAACTCTATCCTAAAGAAGATTTCTTTTGCTAGAAGTCACAAAACAGTTCCGCTTCCGATAGATGACGAGAGCTTGCTTAAGGCATTGGAAGAGTTTCTGCGTCGTATCGACAAGACTTGGATAATGAACAATTTTTCGGTTAACAAAATTGATTCTCAATACAACGAGATAGTATCAGAAATGAAAAATCATAGACAAAACGTAACAGACAATGGAAACAATACAAAGACAGGATGGAAAGCTCCAGACCACAAAGACACATCAGCGTATAGGTCGGGGTTTGGAGTTGCCGTTGGGAAATAGAGAAGTCAAGAACTTTCTTTACTATGCCTACAAACGAGAGGTAGAGAAAAGAAAAAGAACGTTCGTCTTCACTGACGAGCTAAAGGAAGCAATATCGAAAGTCGGGGATTTTCTTACTACAGAGACAAACTTTTACGGGCTGTTTATGCCCGGCAGTATTGGAAACGGCAAGACTACAATGCTAAAGGCTATTCGAGATTTGCTAGTTCATCTTGTGGACTCAAACAAGATTAGCTATTGCGAGGGTGACAAATATCCGCGATTCGTCAAGGCTAGAGATATGGCTTACATGATTCACGAAGACATAAACGAGTTCAGAGCAATCATGAACACTAAGTTTCTCTTGATTGACGATTTGGGTGCTGAGCCAACGGAGATAGTCACATACGGAATGCACTACAAGCCGTTTGACGAGTTGTTGGACTATCGCTATGAGCAGATGCTGCCCACGATTATCAGTTCAAACCTAACGGCCATTGACATCGGACAGAAGTACGATGACCCAAGAATTGTAGATAGAATGCACGAAATGTTTGATATTTTAAGTTTTGAGGAGGTATCGTTCAGATGAGTTTAGAACAATCACCATATCAGAATCAGCCATTAGTGAATGACCCAAAGGCTGAGCAGTATGTTATCGGAAGTCTTCTTGTTGATCCTACCGCATACACTCTAGTAAGCCAGTATCTAGATGAAGACTGTTTTTACGACCCCATGTGTAGGGATATATGGAAGGCTGTTGATAATATGGGAAAGCAAGGTATGCCGATAGATGTCATATCTGTTTCTGCCGAGCTCAGTAAGCAGAAGTCGAATGTAACAGCATTGGACTTGATGAACATTTCGGCACAGATTGCATCATCTGCACATGTAGAATATCATGCCATCAGATTGCAGGACCTTGGTAGAAGAAGAAAACTCTGGGTTGTCGGGCAGCAGCTTTCCAAGGTTGGATTATCGGAAGAGATTCTGACCGCAGACGCCCACCAAGAGGCTATAGAGAGTATCGGAGGAGTATTTGAGAAAGCAGATGGAGTGTTCACGCTCAATGATGCAATGAATAGCCTAAACGAGATAATGGTTAAGAATGCCACCGTTGGAGGTGTCACGACAGGAACCAAGACCGGTATGGAGAGATTCGATGAAAAGGGAGGTCTGCAGAAGTCTGATTTGATTATCGTTGCCGGCGAAACTTCTCAGGGAAAGACGAGCCTCGCACTTTGCATGACAAGACACGCCATTGAGAACGGAGCAAAGGTTGCTTTCTACTCTATGGAAATGACGAAGGAGCAGCTTACGGCACGTCTGCTTTCTGCCAAGACGAACATCCCGGCCAACAATATCCTCTATTCGGGCAGTCTGGCGCCAAGCGAGATAAGGATGATTGATGATGCTAGAGGCAAGTTGCCCGGAGAGAATTTATTCTTTGATGACAAGAGCACGTCAAATATAGATTCTATCCTTCTTTCCATCCGAATGCTTAAGATGCAGAAGGACATAGACGGAGCCGTAGTTGATTACTTGCAGATTCTTAACGTAAACTCCAGGAGTACGAGTTTCAGCAGGGAGCAGGCTATGGGTGATGCCGCACGAAGATTCAAGAACCTCGCAAAGGAACTGAACATATGGATCATCGCCCTAAGTCAGTTGTCTAGAGATAGTAACTGCCCAGAGCCGAATCTGAACCGACTGCGCGATAGTGGACAGATAGGAGAAGCTGCCGATGTTGTCATCCTAGTCTATCGAGCAGAGTATTACAACAGAGCGTACCCTGCCCCATTTGATAACAAGGACGATTATCCTACTGACGGAACGGCTATGATAGACGTTGCCAAGGGACGTAATATCGGAACGTTCAAATTCTTTATGGGATTCAACAAAAATACGACAAATTTTTTCAAGACGAATTTAATCAACGAAGATGTACAGGTGCCTTTCGAAAAGCCAGAAGAAGCAGATGCACCATTCTGATAATCAGATAGTTATAAAGTACTACGATTTAGTATTTTTAACTAAAATAATCGTTAGTATATTTGCATATATCAGAAAATTTTCGTACCTTTGCATATAGATAAAAGGTAGTAGTTTTGACTATTCAGAGCCTACCTTGTGCAAGTTGAACCAATTAAAATTATAAAGATTATGAATACTTCTAACGAGTTAAGAAAGAACGAAATTGAAAATGAGGTTAAGAACTTGTTTAAGCAATTTGGTGAACATGCAGAAAGTATTATTTCCGTATGCCCAGGTTGGAAGTTTGTGAACGTTCAAGATTCTCGCAATCAGATAAAAGTCAAGTTTGCCTTAACTTGCGATGAGAACAGAGAGTTGACTGTCGTGTATAATGAATGCAAATGCGGATTTCAGGGAAACGTTGAGTTCACAACAGAAATAGACGCAGCATCCAGTATTGATATAGACAGCGCAAACTGCAAAGCTATGTATTATATTGCTCTAGGCTCATTCCTGTCTAACAAAGACCTTCAAGACAAGCTGCAGTCTGAAATGAAAAGTTTCTTGCATAATGTAGAAACTAAATATAACGAGTACAATAAATTAGACCAGGAGGATTAATTATGGAGACGCTTTCTGAGTACATGCTTCGCAGATTTTGTTCTGCTTATCCAACGGTTCCAATTACGCTTTCAAAAGTCAAGGCTTATCTTGACACAGTTGATGATTGGAGAGAGTTAGACGATAGCCATTTGGCACTATTATACAATTTTAATCTTAAAAAATAGAAAGGGAATAATTATGAGAAATTCAAATTTCAATCTTATCAAGTCATTAGGCTACATTGTAGTTCTTATATAAAGGAGGAGGAACGAGTATGAGTTTAATCGATGAAATCAGAGCAGCTAGAGTTTCTCAACTCACTGAGGAACACAAGGAAAAGCTTCTTGCTTATATCAAGAAGAACCTGATGCAAAATGATTACGCTTTAATCCGTGGCGCAGCACACTTTTCGTATGATTGGAAAATTCCAGACCCGGATAGCAAGGATTGGTGGAGAGACTGTTATGCTCCATACAAACTCCATCCGGCTATTACGGATTGGCTGAATAGCCTTGGCTTTACGTGCAGTCGCTATTATAACAGAGGTGGTGTTGACCAGGGAATATGTGTAAGAATATAAGCGTATAAATATCAAATGAGTTATGAAATATGTAGATTATAAAGCCAAACAACACAAGGAGTTCAATAAGCTCCCGATGAAAGCAGCCTTTGGCGATAAGCAGTTTGAGGAAATGATGGCAGAATGGGGGCTTACAACAAGTAAGGAAGACCTAGAAAAAATATGTTCCATCGGTGCCGGTGCTTATTGCCTCACAAAGGACTACCATCTGTTTATCGAGTTTTCCGAGCGTTCAGTAAAGGAGGACGAGGAGTTCTATTCAAATGACGAGAATTTGAAGGATGCTCTCATCTATGAGTTTGGCAACCATGAATGCGGATATACATGGGATTTTGAGAATGGTATTATCGCATTAGGATTCTCCGTCAAAGAGTTTTTTTCGGACCAGCGCAAAGCTAAGGTATTCGCGGAGGCAAGAAAAGAGTATATAGACAAATTGGAGGGCTAGCTATGTTGGTAAATGAAATGGTACAATACACGAGAACGGCAGACATGGAAGAACTCTATCTGATGCTCAATAATGATTCTGTAGCCTACAACCTTTGGCACGATGCTGCAGAAAAGTACGCCCTGAAGATGGTAAATGGCGAGGCGGTAATGATGGAGAATGTCGCCCATGTGATGATTGCAAGAATCATCCAGTCATGTGACAGACTGATAAACTGGCGCAGAAAGATGATTACTGATGCCCTGGATATTACCAAAGAGCAGAAGGAGATTGTTGCATGGCAGTGGTTCTACAATAGCATGATGGATTTATATACTTATTATAAAGGTAGGCAAAAGTAAGGTTTAACATAACGGGTAGTAAGGACACCCACTAGTTAGATACCTTATTCTTATCTGGCAGCCGGAAAGACGGCAGCCTACCTTCCAACAAAAATATACAATTATGAAGAATATTTATCATATACATCAGTCTTCCAATTCCTATTGGGACAGTCATTGGACAGACACAGATTATTATCTGTGCGATAGCGAGGAGGAATACCAGCAGAAATTGGCTGAATATACTGAGAAGCGTAAGCAGATTGAGAAGGATTTCAAGGAGAATCCAACAGAGTGCAACAAGTATCGTGCATTGTTCTTTCAGCTCAGTAAGGAGCAAAAGGTACATGCTAACGAATATTACTACGCACATGAATGGTGCGGCAAGGAGTTCGATGCTTTCGGTTTCTGCTGGAGTAAGAGGTTGGAGAGAAGCACGCATTACAAGTACTTCTTGAAGCCGGGTTCCGTAACAAATGAAAGCGTAAGTTCTGCTGTAGGCAGATTTACAGGATATGGAAGTTAAACTTAATAAGATTGGAGGTGAGTCATGTAGAATTAAGTAAAAATCATCGTTAATCAATGGTCGGGATTAAATAACAAAACAATGTTTGATATTCTTTATTTTGCGACAGCTCGGAAAGACGGCACCCGACCTTTAATTTTAAAATAATATGGAAATAGAAGAATTAATAAAAATAGCAGAGTCTGATTCCTGGACTGTCACCGAAGAGGAATACACGAATGGGAAAGGATTGCTCTTTTCAAGACGTTCACCTGCAGGTCAAGACTTCTCGATATCAACCGGGCCATTTGAAAGTGCGGAAGAATTGATCAACAGCATCCACCAGCGTTACGTAGAATTTGATGCTGACAGTGAAACATATTTATGGTTAGATAACGAGGGCCATGGAAAGAACGGAGCACCATATCGCATGAGGGATGTGCTGGAAGACATGGAGGCTTGCGAGAAAATGATTTACGACTTATTTATTTGTTATCGGGACGCTTATGAAAAGAAGTGAATTATTTATGGCTTGCGCCAATGAGTACAGTTACAGATGCAATTCTGATTGCGACAACTGTCAGTTATACCTTCGTTACTTAAAAGAAAAGGAGGATTGATTATGAAAGGGAAAGATATTATCGTAGTTAGCAGTTTGGGTGTACAAGCGTACTATCCTATTGGGCAGAAGCTTAGTATAAATGGGAGAACCTGTGTAGTAGCGAAAGTGGAGATTGCGTTAATTGCGCTGTTTGTGTACCTAACGTTCCGCTCCGCGACCAAGAAGTTACATGTGCGAACTTAGCTTGTACGGCTGGCGACAGAAAGGATAGAACTAGTGTTCATTTCAAAGAGATTTAATTATGACAGTATATCTAATTTATAAAGATGATGCCTGGCACACAAAAGGGAGCGGCAAATTGCTCAGGGTAGCCGATAACCTTCAGAAATGCTACGCAACAGCCGAGGCTAACGGAGCTTCGGAAGAGCAACTTAAAGATTTGCGCAATATCGGGCAGAGCCAATGTAGTGGTAAAAACTATGAGTTTAATATTGAAACATGGGAGGTAACATAATATGAAATATGATGTTTGCATTCAAGAAACTTTGAGTAAGACAATAACCGTAGAGGCAGAATCAAATACGGATGCTTGCTCCATGATTAGAGAAAAGGTTAAGAATGGTGAGATTGTCCTTTCTGCCGACGATTACACCGGTTGTAGAATTATAACGGCACAGAAAGCGTATGGAAGTGAAGACAACGAAGACTGAGTTCAGAGAACTGCTTAGTGTTCTAGAAAAAGCAGCAGCTTTTATTAATGAAAAATCCACAAGGCCCAAAGACTTTGATTTGGCTAGAAGATTAATAAGGTCAAAGGCTTTGCTAGCGAAAAGGAATGGCAGTCTTCAAGGAGAAAGCGGCGATAGTCATTAACGGCATCGTGTACGTAGCGGAACCAATGGATGATTGCGAGGATTGTGCGTTTTGTACGGGCTTGGCACAATGCAGCGTAGATTTCATTTGCATCTCTATGAGAGAAGCTTTCCGTAAGGGATTCAGAAACAAGCCCATCGGTTTCAAAAAATGGAAAGGTTATGAAAGGATCAGAAACATTCAAGAAGGTAATCAAGGCATATCTTGACAAGCGTGCAGCAGAGGACGAATTGTTCGCAAAGGATTACGCCAAGCCTGGTAAGAATATCGATGACTGCTGCGACTTTATTATCTCAGAGGTCAAGAAATCCGGAAGACAGGGGTTTGACGATGATGAGATTTACGGAATGGCAGTTCATTATTATAATGAAGAAGAAGTCTCATTCACTAAGAATCAGAATTGCACCATTGTTACAAATCTCTCAGACCAGACCAAGGAGAATCTGGAGAAGAAGGCTGAGGAGGAGTTCAAGCAAGCCAAGATCATGGAGCTCAAAAAGAAGGAGTCCGCAGAGAAGGAACGCTTGAAGAAGAAAGCCGAGGCTCAGAGAAAGAAGGATGCAGAGATTAGACAGTTGAGTTTGTTTGATTTTTAAATATGTGAGTTATGAAGCCAAGAAATAAGACAGAACGTGAAGTTGTAAAACTCTCAGATAGAATACCGGAGTTATCAGACAAGCAACGTGAGTGGGCCATCAAGACTTGCATCTCTGAAGATGATGCTTACAAATACAGTGATAGATTTTCTAGAGGATGCTTCTACCTTGTATGTACATTCAAGGGATGGCAGGTTCTCAGGTACTTCCAGGTAAGAGTGAAGTTCCGGTTCCACAAGATGGTTAAGGAGAAGATTTACTTCAAGGAGTGTATGCAGCAATGGTTGAAAGACGGGGAGTATGTTTTTCTTGCCAAGCAGCGAACCAGCGGATATATAGAAGATGCTTTTTCTGCTTTCGGAAAGTTGGAAGTAAGAACGCATACTGTATGGAGTTTCTTGGGTGATCCTCGTGATATTGGATTCGATGGAGTATATTACGCTTCAGTCCAAGGCAAGTATAAATATGCTCTCAGAGACTTCGGGGAAAAGATTCTGTGTGACGAAATCTTCCGTTCCGTCAATGCTAACCCATACAATGAAACTCTCATGAGACGTGATATTGATATGTGGAAGGTGTGTAAGTACCATGAAGCTGTCTTCGACAGAGAAAAAATGTCTGCCGTCAAGATTGTTGTCAGACACGGAAAGGCTTCTTATATTTACGATAGCTTGTGGTGGGATATGCTCGACAGTATTATGTATCTTAAGAAAGATGTACGTAACCCTTCTATAGTTTGCCCGGAGAATCTTCGTGAGGCGCACGACAAGTGGCTAAAGGCAACAGACAACAAGAAAAAGAAAATGGAGGACAGAATGACTAAGTTGCGTTTGATTGCGGAAGAGAAAATGCAACTCAGATATCTGGAGCAAGCTGCTAAAGCCGAAGAGGAGAATAAGAAAAAGGCAGAAGCAATGGCTAATGTATATGTTGACAGAAGAAAGCAGTTCTTTGACATTGACATAAAGGATGGCGCCATAGACATACAGGTTCTTAAGTCCGTCCAGGAGTTCTTTGAAGAGGGCAAGGAAATGGGGCACTGTGTATTTAGGAACGGTTATTACGATGTGAACAGAAAGCCGAACTGCCTCATACTTTCTGCCAAGGTAAACGGGCAGCGTATGGAGACAATCGAGGTAAACTTAGCCGATGTTACTGTTGTTCAATGCCAGGGTCATGGAAACATCAACTCCGCTTTTCATGATGCCATTCTAAAGCTTATCAAAGACAATCTGTGGCAGATAGAATCCAGGCTCCCGAACATGGCTAGTAGAACAGCGTAATTTTTTAGTATTTTTGGCTAAAATTTCCGTTTAATATATTTGCATATATCGAGATTTTTTCGTACCTTTGCGTATGAGAAGAGCCTATTTTGCGGTGTTTTTGACTATCCAAGCCGCATATATGCACAATTTTATGTTAAAATATAGTTAATTTTAGATTTTAAGTATTTAATCATTAAATATTTTATTAAATTTGCAGCGATGGAATACGATTACAGTAAGCTCAGAGAGTTCATCAAGCGTTGTAAGTGGCAATGGGCCACTTCAATGATAGACGTTCCTCATGAGTACATTCACAGAGACAAGTGCGCATTGACAAACGACGAGTTCTATTACTTCGTCAGCGCACAGCGAGACAATGGAGTCCATGAAAGATGGGGGAAGTATAATTTCCCTTACCTTTACATTGATGGTTACAAGTATTGGACGATGGGTGACCCATTCGAGACTACTTGGATTTTGAACAGACAGAAGGTTTTCAACGAGTTCGACTTCCTGGAGTGGCCGGTACCGCGAATCTATTCGAATCAGGAAATGGACGTGATGGCAAAATCTATCATGTTCACGTTCAAGGACAGAAGATTTTTCGAGGCAGGCATCGGAAACGGAGACTTCGTCGCCTACACCAAGATAAAGCCGGAGATGTATTATGGAGTTGATCCTAGCAAGAAAGCAATCAAGCAGTTCAGGGAGAAGACCTCTGGTTTTTTCCGAAGATGTTCTACTATTTCTTTTGAGGAGGCGATAAAGAAATGGATGTCGGCAGACAGCGTTGTGGTAGCCCTTTTCGGTACGGCTTCCTACTTCATGCCTCAGTATCTTCGCAAGCTGGGCGAGAGTGGTTTGGATTATTGTCTTATGTTCTACAAGGATGATTACACCCCTGCAGAGTTCGAAGAAATGCACCATTTCACCTACGACAGAATGCAGCTGAAATCGATGTTCCCGAATTGTAACATATACAATCACAAGAATTTCGTAACCATTTCAAGTAAAAAAATTACCTGGCAACAGGCAACAGTAGAAAATGAATTATTCCCAGTATGATAAAATAGCAAGTAAGTACGACACTTTGTTTCGTGATGAAATGAGTCTCGTTGAGAACCGTGAGGTGGGGCAAATGCTCCCACCTCTCAGCGGTTCAATCCTAGACATCGGATGTGGTACCGGCTTGCTGACAGAGATTGCAAAAATCGACCCACAGGAATATCTAGGAATTGATCCTAGTAAAGGAATGTTGGAGCAGTTCACTAACAAATACCCAGCCTATAAGGATAGGGTTGTATGTGAGCCTTTCGACGGAAAGAGTTTAGATTGCAGGAATTTCGACAATATCGTAGCATTGTTCGGTTCCCCATCTTATCTTTCCCGTTATGCCGTTCTGGCAATATCGCAGTGCAAGGCTCGCAAGTTCTTGATGTTCTACAAGGAGAAATATCATCCGGTCACTTATGAGAAGTGTGATGTGGAGTTCAGACATTTTTTCTATTCAAAGAAGGTCTTGTGCAGTCTTTTTGGTGAAGAAAACGTATCAGAGTATCACAATTATTTAATAGTAAATTGCGTATGACATCACAGAAAGGTTTGCGTTATGATGGCAGTATTGATAAATACCCCATCACAGAAGGCGAGATTTACAGTTTAGGCAATGGTAGCAAGATTACCATTGCCGATATTACTTTGGGGCTTCCGGAGTTTTCGAAGAATGCCGATTGCGTATTCATCGACCCAGCAGGAAGTAAAGGTGTCCTCAAAGCGTATTATACTAAGGCGGAGAAACAATGCCCGGTTGATAATTTTGACGAGTTCGTTGCCCACATTAAGAGGTGCATCGAGCAGATTAATCCGGACAGACTATTCGTCGAGTGCTTCTACAGAAATAAGAAGCAGTTGGTTCCTATGGTAGAATCATTGTTCCCTCATGTAAAAATCTACGAGAACACCTATTACCACAAGCCAGATTGCAAGTGCTGGATTATCCAAGGCACCAAGCAGGCAGAAGACTGGGGACTCCAGGGAATGGATGAATGGGATGCGGTGTTCAAGATTTGTAAGGATGTTCCGTTCTGCTCTATCACAGACTTCTTCATGGGTCAAGGACTTGTTGCCCAAGCAGCCTATGCCGCAGGTAAGGTTTTTTATGGTAGCGATATGAACAGAAACCGTTTGGCAGTAGCCATAAGCAAGGTTGCCAAGCGAGGTGGAGAATGGACAGTAACTAAATAATTACGCATATGATTAAACTCTCTCAGATTATCATCCTCAATGTTCCGAAGCGAGAACGTGAGGGCAAATACCTTAAGAAGTTGATAGAGACCAGCACGAAGCCTTATGGTATTCCTGTCAGTATCTCTATGGACCGAGGTAAGGGTCTTTGGGACAATTATTCCCAAGCGTTGACGCAAGAGGTAGCGGAAGGAACCCATCGCATGATTATCCACGATGACATTACCTTTGACCGCAACATTCTTGCCAAGATTTTACATATTCTCTCTTTTGCTCCCGAAAACAATGTTATCAGTTTCTACAATCCAACAAATGGTGACTATACTGATTGTTACGCAAAGGGTAAGCACGTTATTTCTACAAAGACTAATTTCTGGCTGCAGGCTAGCGTATATCCAAATGACCTGGCCAAGGACTTTGTTGAAACTTCAAACAAGATGACGGATGATCAGACACGTTATGATGATTCGCGCCTTAAGGCATACCTTCAAGCAAAGGGTATCGACCTTTACGCTATCGTTCCCGGTCTGGTTCAGCATTTCGGTGCATACAGAAGCACATTCAACAATCCAGGCGCCGTAGGTGGCATTCCTCGAAACAGCAAGACCTACGACAACCAGTTTGATGTAGAGTCTGTAGATTGGGAGAGTGAGTTCAAAAATCCTTATTTGGCTAAGTCAAGCAAGGATTGGGTTAAGGAAATCGTAAACAAGGAATTTCTCGATGAATACAAAAAACTCTAAGGAAAATCTAGCCTTGAAATTGGCGAAGGACAATATCGAGGTTGAGCAGGTGAAGCCGCTGCACATTGAATACGTTAAGGTTGATGACATTTATCCGAATGACTATAACCCTAACACGCATGATGCAGACAGCTTCGACCTTCTCATCAAATCGTTGCTCTATTTCGGATTTACTCAGCCTATCGTTGTCAACCGCTCGACGATGCAGATTGTGGACGGAGAGAACAGATACCGTGCCGCCTGCGTCATCGGATATGAGATGGTTCCTGTATGCTTTGTTGATTTCGACGAAGAGAAGTTGAGATATGCAACAATCATGCACAATGCCGCTCGCGGCCATAACAATAATGAAATGATGGGCAGGCTTAAGGATTACCTTGACACCCATTTCAGTAATTCCAGCGACAAGGTATTATTAAACAATAGAAATAAGAAATGATATTTTACAGTGACAAAAACGTTTATGAGGCAGCTCTTGAAAGATTCAGATACATCTTTCGGGAGTTTTATGGTAAGCGTAAGATTGTCGTGACGATGTCGGGAGGAAAGGACTCTACCGTGGTTCTCAACCTTGCGCACGAGGTTATGAAGGAGATGGGAATTGAAAAGATTCCCGTCCTCTTCCTAGACCAAGAGGCAGAGACTCCAATGACTATCGAGTACATACGATACATCATGCACTTGCCGTGGGTTGAGCCATATTGGATTCAGTCATACTTCCAGGAATGGAATGCCTCAAAGGGAGAATGGTTCAATGTATGGGGGCCAGGAGAAAAGTGGATTCGTGAGAAGGAACCAGATTCATATGGTGATTTGGAGATTCCGCACAATCAGTATTTCTCCAAGACCCTTGATCAGGTACACAGAATGCTCTTCGGCAAAGACTATCTAACTTTAGGTGGTGTCCGTATCGAGGAGTCGCCGGCACGATTGTCGGGTCTTACTAGAGGCGAGTGCCTTCCAGGTATTACATGGGGAGGTGGTGGCGGATATTATAAAGACGGCACACCGAGAAGTCTGGTACTCTACCCTATTTGGGATTGGAAGGTTTATGATGTATGGTATTACATCTTCAGCAACAAGCTTCCGTACTGTAAGCTCTATAACTATCAGTTCACGCAGAAGCCGCTGAGAGCGTGCCGAGTTAGTTCCCTCATTCATGAGCAGGCTATCCACGACTTAGGTTTCATCAAGGAAGTGGATCCATGGTTCTACGACAAGCTGGTGCGAAGAGTGGCAAACGTCAATACATCTGTACACGTCTTTAACGAAGTGGCAACATACTGCTACAATTTGCCACCTTATTTCAAGGATTGGGATGAATACGTTGATTATCTCGCAGACAATCTTTGTGAAGACAAGAAGAATGCGGAGACTATCAAGAAAGGCTACCGTTCTGCCAAGAAGAGGAATGTAGCTAAAGCCGGTCATTGCCAGGAGTGCATTGATTACGTAATACATCAGATTGGTTATACCAGCGCTGTCTGCGTCATTGCGGAAGATTTCGGTATGAAGCGCATTCAGAGCGTAGAGCGTTCTTTGCGTCAGTATTTGAGCGACAATTATGTTAAAATAGAAAAAGCTAATAAGGAATATGAATCTTCAAGAGAACATCAAGAAGGAGTTTGATGCTGCCAAGGATAAGGTGCAGTTTTTGAACGACCTCAGAAAGTATATCAGTTCCTTATCTCCGGAGAAAGTCAACCCTGTAGATTGCGTGCTTTGGGTTGACAAGGATATGGTTGTAGCCAACAACTACAACCCTAACCATGTGGCAGATAAGGAAATGCGCCTTCTCTATACATCCGTGAGGGAAGACGGTTACACAATGCCTATCGTTACCATTTGGGACGAGAAGCTGCAGAAGTATGTAATCATCGACGGTTTCCACAGAAACCTCGTTATTCGCAAGTTTGCGGACATCAATGAGCGATGTGGCGGAAAGCTGCCTATCGTAGTTCTAGACAAGGACATCGACCAGCGTATGGCATCAACCGTAAGACATAATCGTGCCCGTGGAAGTCACTCTGTAGATGGAATGGTAAACATCGTCTTCAATATGCTCAGAGATGGTGTGTCTGAGCGTGAGATTTGCGAAAAGGTAGGTCTGGAGCAGAAAGAGCTTGTAAAACTTAAGTATGTTACCGGTTTCGCCAAGATTTTCAAGAGCTATAAGTATAATGCGGCTATCGAAAAGGTTGTCGACGAGAGACGCGTAGCAAGAGAGACAGCCAAGAAGAAGAAGGAGGATAAGAAATGAAAGTAAAGTCAGTTAAGCTCAGTGAAATCTTTCCTTACTATGACAACCCTCGTGACAACACGAATGCGGTTGAGCCTACGAAGGAGAGTATCAAGCGTTTTGGATTCGTTAAGCCTATCCTCGTTGATAAGGCAGGTGTAATCATTGCCGGTCACACAAGATACGTGGCCGCTTACCAGTTGGGTATGGAGTTCGTTCCTGTCGTTTACTCGGATATGGACGACGAAATGGCAAAGAAGTACCGCATCCTCGATAACAAGCTGGCAGAGAAATCTTCCTTTGATGAAGACCAGCTTTTGGAGGAATTGCGCAACATGGAGGTTCCTACCGATATGCAGGCATTCTTCTTTGAGGATATCAACCAGATGCTCAACTTCTCCCTCGACAGCATCAACCAGCAGGCAGAAGAGTATGGTGGCTTCCAGGATGACTATTCTCAGGTTGATGAGGAGAACTTCGAGGCTCCATCCAATGAAGAGGCTGGCGAAAGCGAGGAAGCTTCTTCAGATGAGGAGGAGGAAGACCCTGCCAAGGATTTGTTCGTTCTCAAAGAGCGCGAGGACGGTTCACATTATATGAAGGTCGTTTGCCCATATTGCGGAAATATGGAAACAATAGAAATTGAGGATTAACAGGTATGGAAGAGATTAAGATTAATGACAAGGTAATTGAGTTACCTATTGACAGTATCGTGCCTCATGACGGTTCGCACAAGACCGACGAGACGGCAGTACAGGCAATCATGCAGTCTATCAAGGATTTCGGTATCACTCAGCCTATTTCCGTTGACAAGAACAACGTGATTGTAACCGGAAACGGTGTGTATAAGGCAGCTAAGGCATTGGGAATGGATAAGGTTCCATGCATCCGTGTCGACTATCTGACTGACGAGCAGATTAAGCAGTATAGAATCGCTGATGACAAGACGTCCGAGTTTGCCACTTGGAACGAGAAGAAGCTTCGCAAGGAGCTCTCCTATCTTGGTGATCCTAACAGCATTCAGTTTGCTTTCGATGAGAGCATTGCCGGTATGCTTGGACTCAACGCTAAGCCAAAGGAACAGAAGCCTGCGACCGCACCTTCAAAGGCAGAAACTAACCATACGGCTAAGAAGGTCGTAACGGAAGCCCAGAAGGACCAGAAGTTCAAGGAGGAAATGAAGGGCGTTGAGGAGAATATCCAGGTCAAGCCTTCAGAGTATTATGAGTATAATTGTTCCGCTTGCAGTAAACTAGTAAAAGTTAAGAAGCCATGACAGATGAATCATCACAGCCGAAAGTAAAGTCTTTCGTACATAGAATCCCCAATCCTGTTGGAAGACCATACAAGATTAAGTCTTCTCAGGAATTATGGGATAAGTTTGTAGCTTACTGTGATGATGTTGAAAATGACCCTTGGCAGCAAAAGACTGGTAGCAATTCCATTGCAGGCGGCAGCGGCAAATCCACAAATTCCATGAGACAAGAGGTAAGGGTTTTCAGAAGAGCCTATACTCTTGTCGGATTTTGTGCTTTCTGTGGCATCGTTCAGAAATGGGCGGATTTCAAGAGAGGTAATCTTAAGAGACCAGGCTTTGAGCAGGTGATAACACAGATTGAGAATGTCGTGATGGCCCAGCAGATTGATGGTGCCATGCTTCATCAGTTTGATTCCAGCATCGTTGCAAGGCTCAACGGATTGGCAGATAAGCATATTCAAGAAGTAACCGGCAAGGATGGCGAGGACTTCAAATTCCCTAAGCTGTCCTTGGATGATATTAAAGAATTACAGAAGATAAATGGACTTTGAGAAACAACGTTTTCTTCATAAGCAGTTAGTGGCATCGTCCCTGCTGCAATTCACTACTAAGATGTTCGCCTATACTGCTCGACGTGAGTATGTAATAGGCGAACATCACAGGATTATATGTGATGCGCTCATGGATGTGATAAGGGGAAAGACTAACAAGCTGATTATCAACATCAGCCCTCGTTACGGAAAGACACTCTTGTGTTCACAGATGTTTATCGCATATGGTCTTGCGCTGAACCCTGCTTCAAAGTTTCTTCATATATCTTATTCCGGAAGTCTCGTCCAGGACAATTCAATGGCAGTCAAGGACACGATAACTTCTACATATTTTCAAACACTATTCCCTAATGTCAAAATCAGAAAGAACGATAACACAAGATCAAAATGGAGCACAACGGCAGGTGGTGGTGAGTATGCTACATCTACCTTGGGTCAGATCACAGGTTTTGGTGCAGGTCAGCCAGACTGGACCGAAGAAGACATAAAGAACATGGATAAGTTTATGGCTACGTTCAACCCCGGTCACTTTTCGGGAGCCATAGTTATCGATGACCCTTTACGACCGGACGATGCTTTGTCCGATAACGTCAGAGAGTCTATCAACAGACGTTTCGAGACAACCATCCGTAACCGTGTAAACTCACGTCATACGCCAATTATCATCGTCATGCAGAGGTTGCACGAGCACGACTTGTGCGGTTACCTTCAAGAGATTGAGCCAAATGAGTGGAAAGTTGTCTCCATCCCGGTAATACAGACAGACAAGGACGGAAAGGAGAGAGCCTTGTGGCCGTGGAAGCATACGCTGGAGGAGCTGTACAAAATCAAGCATGCCAGCGAGTTCGTATTTGAGACACAGTACATGCAGAACCCTACCCCTATGGAAGGTCTTATGTACCATGCCTTCAGAACATACGATGAGCTGCCGGACAGAAGGTATGCAAGAATGATTGGCAACTACACCGACTCGGCAGATACCGGTTTCGACTTTCTTTGCTCTATATGCTTCGATGCACACGATGACGGCTACTATGTTACCGATGTTCTATACACCAAGCGACCGATGGAATACACGGAACCAGCGCAAGCCAATATGGTTAAGCGCAATCAGACAGACGTGTGTTTCGTTGAAAGTAACAATGGTGGCCGCTCTTATGCCCGCAATGTCGAGCGCATAACAAGGGAACACGGAAACAGAATCACCCAGTTCGTAACGTTCACGCAATCGAAGAACAAACAGATTAGAATCTTCACTCGCTCCAGCGAGGTAAACAACAAACTAGTTTTCCCTTCTAATTGGGAACAGTTGTGGCCGGAGTTCGCCCACGATATGAAATCCTACAGAAAGGAAGGATATAACGCTCACGATGATGCGCCGGACGCTTGTACGGGCATCATAGAGAAGTGCGAGGAGTGGCTTAACAATGCTACTGATGCACAGCTCAGACGTGGCGGTTTCTTGTAATTTTCTTTTTACTATGTCAACTAGGCGTTTGCTCGCGAGAGTAGGCGCCTTAACTATTTGAATACCAGCCTATTATAATTTAGTATTTTTAACTAAAATAATCGTTGGTAAATTTGCATATATCAGAAAATTTTCGTACCTTTGCATATAGATAAAGGTAGTACTTTTGGATAAACAGGAGCTACCTTGCAAGTTGAACCAATTAAAATTATAAAGATTATGAAGAATTTAGTTTATGCTCGCTTTGAGGAAATGACAGTTAATGAAGTTTCAGAGCTTATGAGAATAGCATCAGGAAAGATGGCAATCAAAGTAACTTCAGTTGCTCCTACATTGTTCCGAGTTTCAGCATATGGTATCTTTGATGGAGACGCAGAGGACTGGGGCTTCGAAAGTGCAGATTGCGGAATGTTCCAGGGAGAAGAGGAGTTCGAGGCAACCAAGAAGTTGTACGAGACCACAATCGCTTAAATAGTAAAAACAGACGTTGAACCAATTAAAAATAAAGATTATGAAACAGTTACTTGAAAAAGAGAATGTAAAGTACGGAAGAGTTTATATTTCTAAATTTGCTCTCATCTATTCATTCAAGAAGAATGGTGAGAGATACGCAAAACCTACAGAGTATTTGGCTTTCGGAAACGAAAAGTCACAGGATGATGTTCTTGCTCGCTTGCAGAAGAACAATCCTACACAGAAGTTTGAAATCGCTTAATATAGGAGGAACTGTTATGAGTGGTCTTTTTGAAACAAAGCTTCTCAAATACAAGAAGCACATTATCCAGGTTTTTGAGGATATGTTCGGTCAGAGATACGTCTATATCGACGGCAAGACGCAGACTTATTCTGTTAACAATGCAAAGAGAATGATTAGCCTATGTTGTCAACAGTAATATTCACGGATGGCGCCCAGAAGAATGTGGAGCCATCCAACGGAACGGATTTCTCATTAGAGGAGTTGAGAGGATTTGTTGGTGGACACATCGAGTTGGTCCGACTCAGCAAGTCGCAGGTAATGGTAGTTAATGAGGAAGGCAAAGTTTACGACCTTCCTCAGAACGAGAACGCCACGATGCTTGTGAATATTGCAGGTATCAGAGACGTAATAGTAGGTAATGTATTAGTTTGTGACATCAATAAAATCAAGTAATATGGATAAAAATGATTTGATGAAGTACCTTGTAGAAGAGGCAGAGTGTAGTGAGAGTGAAGTGGCTGAAATGACTAACACGGAGTTGCTGGATCATTGTCTGCAGTACAACGGGATTTGCGGTTTCACAGAGGACATCAAGGATGTTATTGAAGCTATTTTTGATGTAGATTTGGAGGACTAGCCATGTACAAAGAGAATATAGGAACTGACAGATATGGGCGCACGATGTGCCTATATCACTCCTGCAACACGGTCTATTGCGACCACGTCAAGAACGATAAGGTTGTCAGGACAAGTCAGATTAAGGTAGATAACGACATCATCTTAATGTTCAGTGCTTCGCATACGAGCGGAGCCTACATTTACGATGAGATTCATAGAAGATACGGGAAATGGCTATGAAAAAGATTATCACCATTGAAGTAGAAAGCTCTAGTGTAGAGTGCTATAGTAGCTTCTATACGGACCTGGAGTCTTTCGTCACGCACAGAGTGAATGGTACTCCATTGAGAATTAAAATAACCTCAGATATTAAGTAGCGTATGAAACCAATGTTAGCAACAAGATATTATCCGTCACAGACGAAGTTTCCTTGCTTCGTCCAGCCTAAGTACGATGGAGTTCGTTGCATCCTTCATGAAGGAGAAGACGGAGAGATTCACCTCACGTCGAGAGGCGGTAAGGAATATGATGTTCCTCAGATTAAGGCTTGGGGAGAGAAACACCGCGGTATGCTTCCTTTGGACGGGGAGATATACAACCACCAGGAATTGACCTTCCAGCAGATATGCTCTGCCGTCAAGTGCCGTTCTGCTATGACTGACAAGCTACGTATGGTTATCTACGATGCACAGATTCCGGGAAGCTTTTCTGCCAGATGGAAAGTTCTGCAGGAGGAGTTTGCTTCCATTGATCCAAATGGACCGGTGTATCTTACGCAGACTTTCGTTGCCCATTCAGAGAATGACATCAAGCGATGGCACAAGATATTCGTTTCCACCGGTTACGAGGGTGCCATTATCAGAAATGCAGATGGAACCTATACCGAGGGCAGAAGCAATGACCTTATGAAGCTGAAATCGTTCGACACGACGGAGTTCAAGGTGGTCGATGTTTTGGAAGCGGAGGGCAATGATGCGGGTACCGCTATATTCAAACTGAAGTGTGGAGAGTACGAGTTCTGTGCCCGCCCGGTAGGTTCAAGGTCACTCAGAGCTCAATACTTAGCCGACAAGGAAGAGTTGATAGGTATGGCGGCGACTGTTCAGCATCAAGGGTATTCTGACGCTGGAGTGCCGAGATTCCCGGTATTGTTGAACATTAGGGATTACGAGTAATGGCAGCATTAAATATTAACGAGTATTACGGCTGCTTCTCTTGCGAGGCTGCTGACGAGCACGGGAATGGTTGCAGGCACGGTCTGCTGTTCCCGGTACTGCTTGCGATGGGAAACAAGAGAAGCTGCCCAAACTATAAATTCGAGGAGAAATAACTATGGAAGTAAAGGTTAAGATTAAGAGAAATTATGATCCAAAGTCAACTCTTGCGGTTCTCATTAACTACAAGAGAGGGCTGCAGAGATTGGTAAAATTCATATACCCGGATGATTGGGATATCGACAAGCTCGATTTGTATATCAATTCGCACAGCGAGTTCAATGTAAGAAATGTGCGCTTTTCAGAGGACATCAGTATGATGCGTATGAAAGATAATCTGGAGAAAATCAAGAAGCTGGGATATCGCGTTATCAGCTTGACACAGACGTATGGGTACATCTTAAGAAAGGATGGTAAGTTCCTGTCGTACAGCCTTGCTAGATACTCCTATGAGGGAGGCATCAATTTTACCTATAATTACAAGCCGTCGAGAAGCCAGGGAATGGGTTCCATCCAGGGAGCCCCTGAGTTCGGATATCACGAGTTCTCCAATGAAATGATTGACAAGATGATGGACCACCCGAAGCTTTATGGTAAGGTCGAGCACTACAAAGATTTCAATGAGTACCGCCTGCTGAATGCTGGGCGAACAAAGGCACTCAAAAAAATAATCTGATTTTTTTTGGTTCAACACAATAAAGTACCATATGATGCGTTATTAATCTGATAGACGGATTATTAACTAAAGCTTAGCTACCGGCATGACGGGCGCATCATATGGGAAAAATGCAGAAATTTCTTGTACTATTTATAATAATAGTAATATTTTCTGGTTGCAAAAAGCGTTTCCAAGACATAGCAACTGAAAGGTTTGAGTTTGTTATAGACAGCCTTAACAAAGAAAACATAAAAGAAGACCAAATTGCTATTTCTCATAAGGGAAGGCCAGATGAGGCAAGATTCAAAAAGGAAACATTGATTTGCTGCAATGATACAGCCTTTATACAAACATTTAATCTTCATTGGATTATTTATACTGGTGAACCGGCTGATAAATTATGTTTTTTTGCCATATGTAAAAACAGAGAAGGTAAAGTTTACGAATTATTTAAACCAGTAGAATGGCTAGAGAAAGTTCAAATGGACAGTTATGTAAGCAAGTTAAATGAAAAGAAAGCTTTAATTGATGCTATATATAAAGCATGCTTAATTGCGGGCGAAGAGAAACAGATTTAACTATCTGATTATCAGTAAATTAAATTCGTAATTTAGGTTAAAAGATTTGGTAATTTGCCGATTTTTTCGTATCTTTGCATATAGAAAGAAGGTCGTAAAATTGACTAAGAGCCGAACACATACAGGGCAACTGCAACGTTACGACCTGCCAAGGAGATAAAACCGGGACGCTGGTTCTCTTAGGCGATTTTCGAGGGCGTGACAAGCGGCTGCCCTTCTCCATTAAAATGAGCTTGATGGTTGCTTAATACGAAAATCTTATGGCAACAAACGCAGACATGAGCTTGAAAGAGTTCGCAAAGGAAATGCTGGTCGAAGTTAAAAAGGACCAGGAGTGGTTAACAAGACAGAAGGAAATCATCGGTGATCTCCAGGAGAGAATTGATGAGTGCTTCAAGAGAGTGCAGAAGTGCGACATGACAAAGGGTGTCTATTCCACTACGCAGATGGCGAAGGAGTTGGGCATGAGCAGCGCACAGAAGTTGTACGAAGAGCTAAAGGAGGTTGGCCTTGCGTTCAACCGGGGCTATGAGTGGATGCTGACAAGTCCCTACTCCACCTATCAGCTAACTGAGGTGACTACACACGTCATCAAGGGCAAGTACACAAGAAGACCTCTTTGGACGGAGCGAGGCAGACGCTGGCTTCTCGCATTGAAGGAGAAGAACATCATCTGCAACCTGCCGAAGCCGAGAGTGCCGAAGGCTGTTGAGAAGTGTATTGCTTCTCAGTCTGGTGAGAAGAAGGAAGAGGTCAAGGTTGAGCCGCCAACACCGCTGATGAAGAAAGCCGAGACGCTTAAGGATGAAATTAACTGCCTTTTGAGTCTCATCACAGAGGTCGGAAAGGGAGAGACGATGCTCCTTATGGGAGACATTATGACAATCTCCACCACCATCAGTGAGCACGTGAGCACATTGGCTTTCGAGGCTTACAAGACATTAAATGCACCAGCGAGGGCTTGAACCAATTAAAATTCTAAAAAAGATTTGGATTTTCCAAAATAAAATATTACCTTTGCAGCGGTAAAGGAGAAAGATATAAAGGATTGGGTGAGCCGTTCACACGTCGGCCTTCGGGCGCAGACTTCGGAAGGACCCCAATCCTCTTTTTTATTTCAATAACCTCATCGTGTATAAGATTTCTCCATCGGTGAGTTTTGTCTTAAACTCGATTTTCTTTCCATTATATTCAGCTTGATAGACATTGAAGAAGCAATCGTGGTGTTTGCCTTGCTCTTTTCTAACGAACTTTCCGCTAGGAAGCCAATCCTTTATGTTCAAGGCAACTTGTATCGTATCGGGCAGATGAGAGTTATTGATATTCTTAGAATATGTCTCCGTAAGGAACTTCTTATTCATGATTATTTCTTTCTCACCCAAGAACAAATAAAGCCTCCTTGCCGTCTCTTTCTTGTTTATCTGAACTTCTTTCAGATTCTCTGTTGCCCATTCGTTGATTGACTTTGTGAGTTGAGCTTTTGTCTCATTCGATACTGATGGAATGCGAACAGTCTTCTTTTTCTGTGTTTTCTCAACCTTGGCATATTGAGTGATATAGGATGATTGCTTTACCTTGTCTTTATTATCATCCACCCAATTTGTGAAGTTCTTAGGCATAGTATTGTTTGGCTGTTTACCACTCCAAAACTCTTTCTCGCTCATTATTACCGGGATGGCATAGCACATACAATTTACGTGCCAACCAACCCAAGGAAAATAACTCGGATAGACACCTGCAAGCAAATCACACATATCGTGCTTATGGCTTGGATTGTTGGTAGTCTTTATCTCCTTACCTTTAATATAGTCCATCCTAGCCCATCTTTCCTGCTCGGCAGAACGGTAGGCCATATTAATCTCATTACGAGCCAGGCGCACGCTTCTGTACTCGCAATTCTGTATGGTGATGGCTTTTCCGTATTTCTTCTTATAGTCTTTGGCAAGTGAAGGATAATCATTAAGGTACTTGCTGACCTTCTTGCTGAGTTTAACAGCACTCATACCCTTCTCTATGCCGACAGACAGAGATTTCTCCAGAGCCTCCTTTACATCAGCTCTCTGGTTCCATATTCTTTCTGAAAGACCGAGACCTTTAATCTTTCTCTCTATGAAAGCCTTCTTTGCCGCGTTGTTGTGCTCAAAGTAAGCTTTCTGTTTTGCGTCCGCTATCTTCCTAGTAAATGTTCCGATTACCCTTTTGGCAAGTAGGTCCTGCAGGGTGTTACTATTCTTCCATTCGTCCGATATGCCATTATAGACCAATGCCTGCATATTGTTTGAATAGTAATCCAGCAAGGCGTTCACCTTCTTTTCTGTTCTAGGGTAATCATCAAAAGAGAACTCGCCATCCCCATCGAAGTCGGTGGAGGTGGCGATTTTAGCGGACTCCTTGGCAAGAGTCTCATAGATGGAAATGATTTTCCGGGTATAAGCATTCAGTCTCTTGCTAAGGTCTTTATATGCCTTTTTCTGATTAGGCAGTTTTGGCTTTTTCATACAATTTCATTTTAAAGTGTTTGCAGCAATCCCAGTTGAGAAGAACGCTCCATTCTTGATATGGGCATTTGGCTAGGATAGGCTGACCTTTAAGGCTCATACTATGGAAGTCTGTAGCATGAGCACACTCACGGCAGAAGTGCCGTTTCTCTTCTTCCTTTTTCTTTCTCATAGCTATTCCTCCGAGAATAAGTTAGGCATTGAAGCAGCTGTTCTTGTGGCCTCTACTTCCTCTTCTCCTTGAATCTCGTTGAAAGTCTTGTCAGGATCATCGGAAAGACCGGCACGCTGGATAGATTCCTTCTGGCTGACGAGAGGCTTATTGCCGTTAGCCTTAAGCCATTTGTCAATCTGGGTATTCTCATCCTCCTGGATGAATGGAGTGAGAATGTGCTCTACAGTAATCTCATCCATTCTAGCTGCCCACTTCGTATTCATCTTGGAAAGGAACGCCTTTATGACGTTGGTCTCTCTCTCGAAGCCTTCAACCCAGGCACCAGTCTCCTCTCCTATCTTAAGATGGGCATCCATGAGGAGTGTCTTTCTTGAATCGTAGCCGATATTGCCAAGGCTCTTCATATTCTCGAAACTGATATCCGGCATCTGGGACTGCATAAAGTAAAGCTTGACGAGAGTGTCAACGTGATACTTAAGAGCCTCGATAGCCTGCTGCCAAGACACATAGCTAACATCGCCGCCTTCATTGACTCTATACACTCTCTTGCTCTCTCCCTTTCGCTCCATACCAACGATGGTACCGGCAATCTTTAAGACAGGAGCAGAATTGTATGCCACAACATCGCTGTTTCTGGAAATGGTGTACTCGATATTCTCACGTATAGGTTTCAATCCTTCCCAGCATGGCTTGTGACGGTACCAGAAAACGGCTGGAATCTTGTCGATAGAAATCTCATTATCATCCACCAAATTCCATCCGGACTCTTCATCGTCTGAAGACAGGTCCCACTTGTAATGATGGTCTGCGGTATAGGTCTCGAAGAAGGTGTGCTCTGTGTCAGTAACCTTACGCTTATACTCAAATGACAGAGCAAGCAAGTCGTCATACTCGTCAAAGTAAGGATAGATGTCAACTCCGTCCATTGGAGAGAATGTCTTGCATTTCAGTTTGTACTGACTGTCGAAGCCGTAGAGCTTGTTAGGCTTCTTCTGCGTGTACCAAAGCGTGAACATCTGACAAGAGGCGTAATAGCACTTTGCTCTGTGCATGTTCACGGCATCAATGTGTGCACAGGTGTAGATTTTCTCGATGGCACGCACAATCGTCTTCAGTTCCTCGTCAGCCTGATCATACGTATATACACGCTTGACCGGTATAGCCATTGTAAATTCAGAGATTCTTCGTGTAAGAAGCTTCTCCAATCCGACAGGCAATCTAGCTGCCTTTTCTACAATTCCGTCATCAAGCGTTCTGTCCTGTCTGCCTACGTGGTCGTTTACGATTTCATGGAGCATAGGCTCATACTCAGATAACAGGGTACTCCAAAGTGGAATATCCAACACGCGTTGTTTCAGCTCTCCTATGATGCTGCCAACGTCATTTCTTTTAAAAAGTTCATTAAAATCTATCATAATCTTCGAAGTTTTGATTTGGCAAAATTACGGATATATTCGCATATATTTAATGGTTTTAGTATTTTTAACTAAAATAATCATTAGTATATTTGCATATATCAGAAAATTTTCGTACCTTTGCATATAGATAAAGGTAGTACTTTTGACTATTCAGAGCCTACCTTGCAAGTTGAACCAATTAAAATTATAAAGATTATGAAGAATTCAGTCGAGACAAAGAAGGAAGAGGTTAGAAAGAACATTAAGAATGCGTTCGAGTCAGCCACAAAGAAGATAAAGGACATCATTTCTGTTTGTCCTGATTGGGAGGTAGAGTGTATTGACGTAGGCTACAAGTCACTTATCGCTCATTTGAATTTGAAAGGAGTAGGAAGAGACATGATGGTGATTCGCTACCAAGCAAAGGTAGGTAACTTCCAGGAAGAGTCATTTAACACCAATGTAGCAAGCTTCGGCAGCTTTGATCTTCTGGAAACAAACGAAAACCTTAAGTACTACACTGCGGTTGGCGACATCCTCAATCATAAAGACATGCTTTCTCTTTTGAAAGAGACAATGGTTTTCTTTGCAAATAAAATTGCAGAGCTACGTAAGGAGTACGATAAGTTAGATAAGGAGGATTAGTTATGACAAAGCAAGAAGAAATCGATATTCTCCAGTCCTTGAAGGGCGATACCTATTTCGCTCAGTTCTTCGGTAGCAAGGACATTGACCAGATGTGTCAGAACATCAATAACGACTTCGCCATTGAGGGAGGATGCGGATTTAGTCAGAAAGCAGAAGCTTTAGAGCGAATTAACGCAGACCTCAAAAAGGAGTTTCAGCAGAAAATCCATGATTTGGGAATGGAGCTTATCAAGATTCTAGACAAGGGATTTGATGAGGATGCCATCTACCAGTTGGTTGAAGGCGAGGTCGGAATTGATGCTATCATCAAGTTCAAGCGTAAGAACAATCTGGATATTACAGATAAGGAGTTAGATTATATGATATCAAAACTTCCATGATTATGAAGCATATATGTAGTAATTGTATAGCTTCCGAGATATGCTATAGTGAAGGCAAGAAGCCTAATGACACTTGCCTTCACTGGGAATGGAGATATGCAGGTTTATGGTTTGACAAATAAAAGTAAGACAATGGGAAAAGAGAAAGTTACAGTAAACGATTTGAAGGTTACACTCTCAGAGATTGGTGTAACATCAGGCTTGAAGCAGGAAAAGATTATCCAACGCCTGCAGGTCAATGGCTGCTTGATTGCAATGGTAACAGATGTATTGGATCAGCTCATCAAGGATGAACAGGGCATGTTTAGGCTGTTAAGCGTTCAGTACAAGCAAGAGCAGAAGATGCACTACACTCAGATGCAGGATGCAGCCAAAAAGTACTACTTCCATTTGAAACCCTTTAATAAGAGTTTCTTCGGTGATGAGAATATTTGCGCCAACCTGGAGGATAACGCAAATGACATCTATGAAATCATCAAGCTTCTTGCGGACCACACTAACAACCACAAGGATATGGAAGTGATTAAGAGAAACCTCAGAAAAAGAAAGTTGAACCATCATATTTTCGATTAAGATTATGTCAAATTATACAGTTGAAGTAGATTTATCGGAGTTGTTTGATGATATGACCATCAGTGAGCAGAAGAGCTTTCTAGTTGATAAGTTCTGTTCCTTACCAATAGGCTCGATGGAAGAAGTGGTTGGCGAAATGCTGGAGAACCTTAATGGAAATCAGACAGCCAAAGTTATAGAAGACGCTTTTGACAACTTGCATGAGCAAGCTCAGGAGCACGTAATCAACTATGTGAAAGGGTAAGGCTATGATGTCGGATAAACAATATAGAGTTGCTCGCAAGGGTGTTGTCGAGCAACTTAAATTAGCTCAGAGACTTCATTGCAAGCACATGGAGCAGAAGTATAAAGAGGCTTTGGAGAAGTTAGAGAAACGCTTCTTAAAGCCGGATGCCGTGGGCTGCTTCGATTTGGGTGCAAGGGTATCAAATAGTTATTATCATCTTTAAATGGTTAAGGCTATGGCTACAGCAAATTTTGAAATTGGAAATAAAGAGTTTGAGGTACGTTTCATACGAGAATCAGGTTATCCTCCAACAAAGAATGAACGTGGTTCTTCATTGGTTGAGTATGATGTAACTACATACAAAGATAATCAGCCAATGATAAAGAGGTTCAATCAAAAGAGGCGTGTTTATTTTGACCTTGAAGGTAATGTTTATAAGGATAAGCAGAGCAACAAGGTATGGTTCAATCTACATAAAGCAAGCTAATGGTTATGGGAACGAAAGTAGAAGTAAGAACTATTCCTTTGCATGGATTGTTCATCCATCGCAAGCAGGTTTGGCGTTCACTAGGTAAGCTGAGAGCAGAAAGTCATTCTACGACAGCGCAAAAGGTGTTTATGAATGAACATGATACCGAGATATCAACTGAGAATGCTGATTTCATTGATGGCTTGAAAGTCACTCCTTATGATGGTGAGCTGCCCAAAATATCAAAATACGTTGGTAGTATGAGTTACTACCAGTATTGTTTAACGCAAAAATTGGTTTAGTTATGAAAGAAAAGATAAACATAGCGGATATCCTAAAGGATAAGCCTGTCGGACTTAAATTTTATAGTAACACTTTTGGCTATATTAGTTTTAATGGTGTTCACAAAGATAAAGTATACTTCTTTTCAGAAGACACTAATGCTCATTCGGTCAAGCCAAATGGGAAAATGTATGATGGTGGAGAATGCATCATCTTCCCATCTAAGGAAATGCGTGATTGGGAAAAATTCTCTTGGAAGAAGGGCGATGTGCTTTATAGTGCAGGATTGAAAGAGTATTGTGTATTTAATAAGTTTATAAGCGATGGCTACTTGATGTTCATTAGCAATTACAACGTTGATGAAAACACAAAAAGAGTTGTGCCTAAGACGTATGACCCAGATAAAAACACAGTCAATTATGAAAAAGTATCTGACGAGAAAGCAACTGAGATTATTTCCTTGATAGAAGAGCACTATGGTGGTAAGCTAAACCTCAGTACATTGGAGATAGAGAAGCAGCCTGAGTTCAAGGATGGGGATATAGTAGCCCTTGTGGTACGAAAATGTACACATATTGCTATATTCCAATCGAGACAAGAGGCATATATAGGATTCCATGCAGTTCTTTGCCAGAATGATGAGCTTCTTCTAGAAGAACCATTCAGAGAAGATGTTGGAGATATTGAACTTCGCCTTGCTACGGACTCGGAAAAGCAGCAACTCTTTGATGCTCTCGAAAAGGAAGGCAAGACTTGGGATGCTGAGAAGAAACAGATTGTGGACTTGAAGCCAAAGGTCGAGTTTAAACCTTTTGATAAGGTGCTTTGTCGAAATTCTAAGGATGATACTTGGGAAGCTGATTTCTTTGCTCGTCTTACACGAAAAGAAATTGATTACACGCAGAGTGATAAGTATTTATGTGTAGGAGATTTATGGATGTATTGTATCCCTTACAACGAAGAGACAGCACATCTACTAGGAACGACTGATGAGTGGAAAGGAGGTGAGGGATGAAAGGATTATGTAGTTACTGCTCCAGATATTTTTTTTGTAGCAAAAGACCCAAACAAAATGAGGAGGATGTAATACTTTGTTCAAGGTTTACCCAGAATAATGATAACGAAGAAACCATTTGGGAGCAGAGAAGATATGAGATAGCAAAAGATGTTGCAGCAGGTCTTGTACAACGTCCTAACTCTACGTATGACAGTGTTGTTAATTCTGCCATCAAAATCGCAGATAAATTAATAGAACGTTTAAAGGAGAAGTAAGTTATGATAGACGATAAGAAAATAGAAGCTGCCAAGGAAGAAATCTATGAAGATAGATTTCTGCTAAATGGCGAAGAAATATTATTTGATAACGATGCTAAGGAAGAGATGTACTATGAAGGGGACATCAAAGAAGCTATCGGTCTTGGTGCAAAGTGGGCTATCAATGAGTTATTAACAAGCTTGTGGCATCCTGCTAGTGAAGAGCCAAGAGAGTTCGCAGAAGTCCTTGCAGAAGCAAAAATAACAGAAAGCATTAGAACCTACATTTCTTTCAAGAGAAATGATGCTCTGTTTAAAAATTGGGATGCTTATAGTTCGGGTGCTAATATTACTCGTTGGTTGTATATTGATGATTTATTCCCAAAGGAAGGAGATAAGAAATGAAAAAGAAATGTATAATTGGAGACATCTTTATGGTTGATAATCAACCAAGAAAGATAACATGGATTGGAGCATCCTTTCCAAGAGTAGAGATTGACGGTATTGATGTTGCTTGCAAGTATAGTGACCTAGAACCTATTCCTCTTACTCCTGAGATTCTAGAAAAGAATGGATGGAAATTTAATCATGGATTCTATTATTCTCCAAATGAAGAAGGTGCAGGAGTAGGCTTATCAAGCCAAACTGGTTATGTTTGGGAAGCTTACATAGGAAGACATCTATTGCGTAGTAACATCAATAGTGTTTCCGATTTACAGCACCTTCTCTTTGGTCTTGGACTTAAACAAGAAATGGAGGTGTAGGTATGAGAAAATATAGCTTGGATATAACGTCAAAGAAAAATCCATTTATGAACATAGAAGTTATAGACGATAGAGTTCTTCTTGGTGCTTACGAAGATGGGAAGATAGCAAGAAAATTGTTCTTTATCAACAAAGAACAGTTGGAACTTCTCATAGATGGTTTAATGGCTGCAAACGTCCTTATTCACAAGGAGGTGGATTTAAGTCAGTTTATACATCAAGGAAAATAGTGTTTAACGCCTTCGGGCATAAAAATATAATAGAATGCTTATAAGTGAATTTATTCAACAACTCCAAGACCTTTGTGATAATGAAGGTGATATGGAGATAGTGATGGTAACAGATAGTAATAGTCTCGGTAGTGAACCTCATCTTCGTAAATCATCATTTTACGACCAATTTGAAATTTTAAATCATTAACCGCCTTCGGGCATAAATAGATAGAAGAATGAAACATAAGTTTACGGTTGTCATTGAATCTAATGATGATTCAGAGGACAGAGAAGTAGTTAAGGATTGTCTGCAAGACTGGCTTGAAATGAATTGCGGACAGGAGAAGGACTTGGGCGGCTATCCAGATTGGAAGTCAGCAGTAGTTGAGTAATTACCATCCTGCAAAGGATATAAAATAGATAGTAAGATGAAAAAATACATTGGAACAAAAGTTGTGAATGCCACCCCAGCGTGGCGAGTTGATGGCAAAGTGTATCTCAAAGATGATGCTGTGCCAAAATCCATGAATCGTGAAGACGGTTACAAGGTAATCTATGAGGGCGGCTATGAAAGCTGGTCTCCTAAGGACGTGTTTGAGAAAGTCTATCGTGAAGTAGGCTCTGTTAACTTCGGTGGTGCTATTGACTTATTGAAGGCAGGTCTTGCGGTAAGACGCAAGGGATGGAATGGCAAGGGATTGTTTATCGTTAAGCAGGTTCCTTCTCATATCACAGGTGACATCATTCCTAATATGCAGTCACTCCCTCAGTCTGCCAAGATCATTTTGATGAACCGTGAGAATCCTCACATTGACTATACTAATCAGATGCTTATCATCAATCCAGATGGAAGAGCAGATTCTTGGGTTCCTTCCGTATCTGATGTATTTGCGGAAGATTGGGAGGTTGTAACAGAGTAACTAACCACCCTCTCCTTGGTGGAATTAAGATAATAACGAAAAAGTCGTGCTCGAATTAGATTGGTTGGCATTAGGTGTAGCCGTAAAATATCAATTACCGCTTGACAATTCACCTCAGAGCACTCTTATGTGGAAAAGGCATCAAGCATTTAGTACACATCGAAGAACGTTAATGAGTGAAAGGCTCATAAAGACTCCAATCCGTTATTATTTTGATAACATCATGGAGAGGGTAAAAAGAATAGAATATGGCAGAGATTATTTACTTTGGAACAAATGGTTGTTCCGGTCATTATCCTATCGGCATAGACAAAGTGCTGACCTCGGCAGAATATGGAATGTGGTGTGAGTGCGATAATGAAACTTGGATAAATAATATCCGAAAGAATCCTGGTCGCCACGTTATCAAACATCACGGCGAAACCTACACCAACTACGGCGTGCCTTTCTCTGTAGATGAAGACAGAGTTGGTGACCATACCGAACTATTTTGGAAAGGCATTCATACGGAAGAAGAAATCATCAGTTTGATAAAGACTAATCAGTTTTTGGCAAGGCAATTCAAAATGGATGAGGCAATTAAAGATGTGGCAACAGTTTGTGGTGTCAGGTACAAAGATATTAAATCTGCGATAAACATGACACAAGTATTCGCAGGTGGTAAAAAGAAGAGAATATGAATGCAGATAAAATAACATTAGCTAGCTATATTGCATATCTCCAAGGTATGTATAAACGATATGGCAACATAAGTATTGCGCAATTAAAGCATATAGAAAGAAACAGAAAAAAAGGAGGATAAGCGATGAGCACAACAACAGCAATAAACGAAATCATTCATATTCGAAGAGAAGTGTATGATAGAAAAAGGAATCTCTTTGATCCATCTGTGCCTATTGACATGGTATTGGAATGGTTAGATAACATTCAAATAAAGTTGGAAGACTAAGTTATGGACAGAAATCAAGCTAAAGAATTTTATCCTTTCTTGCAAGCTTTTGCAGAAGGAAAGGCAATTGAGTGTAGGACAAAACCGAGTGCCGTAAAAGGCTCAGACATTCCGAATGATTGGACGGAAATGACAGAGATTGAGTTTTGGAATAATACAGAGTACCGAATTAAGCCAGAGCCAAAGTACCGCCCATTCGAAAATGCAAAAGAATGCTGGGCAGAAATGCTCAAGCACCAGCCTTTTGGGTGGGTAGTTGGTAGAAGGGATGGAGTTATGCATCTTATCCGAAGTTTAGAATATGTATCAGTATATACTTCAATACAGTATTCATTTAAAGATGCTTTTGATAAGTTTGCATTTGCTGACCTCATTCCTTTTGGCGTAAAAGTGGAGGAATAGTTATGGATAAAAACGTTTGTGATAATACATTAGTCTTTGGCAGTTGCCATGCTAGAAGCTGTATTGAAGTACCTTCTTTGAACGCAGGAAAGGCTAAATGGAAGGCTTTCTATGATAAGTTCCCTTGGCTTAAAGGTCAACCTTTCTATCTTAGACGTTCATGCTTCTGGGATGGAGGTGAAAGAAATCTGAAGGCAATAAAAATAAAACTTAAAAAGATATAGTTATGGCATGGGTAGCAAAAGATTATATCGGAGAATGGATATTCAACAGCAAGCCTGATATGTGGGCTGGTGATTGTATCGAACATAATTATTGGTTACCACAAGATAGATATGGAGCTTATGGTTTTCAACTTCCACAAGGTAGCATTAAAAAGCTCATCGGAAGAGAATTATCTTTTAGCGATGAGCCAGTAGAACTTAAAGAAGAATAGTTATGGCAAAAAGGACTTATAAACATTATCAGAAGAAGGAAGTTCCTTTCGACTTGATTTCCTATAAGGAAAGAGTTGGGCAGATTCAAGATGAGCCTTTAAGAAAAAAGGTTTTAAAAGAGTTAGGAAGCTTGGCTTACAACAAAAGTATTCCTAAATGTAAACATGATAAAAATCCATTTTAAATATGAAGTATGAAGTAACATTAGTAGTAGAGGCTCCTGCTGATTATTCAGCTGATGAAGTTAAGCAAATGATATTGGCAGGGGTGTGTCATTGCAAGAAAATAGTTGTGTGGGACAGCAAATCTAAAAAGTTATGAGACAGATAAAGTTCAAGGCAAAATGCCTGGATAATGGTGAATGGGTGGAAGGCTATTTCTATAAGGAGTGCGATAACACCTACATCATAAAGGACAGACAGAGTGATTCAATGCTTAATCGCAATGAAACTATCTTGGTTGACCCTTCTACCGTCTGCCAGTTCACAGGGTTGAAAGATAGTGAGGGAAATGAGATTTGGGAAGGTGATATAGTGCATGACAGTTATGATCTTTTGTGTATAGACAATCTCTATGAGGTAGTTTATATTGAAGAAGAAGGAACGTTTGCCTTCAAGAGTTTAGATAAAGTTGACAATTACGAGCCATTTGTTAATTTATTTGAAGCTTATGTTGTTGGCAATAAATTCGATAAGGAGGACTAACGTATGAAGAGTAAGATTTTAGACTTAGCCAAGTCAGCCGTTTGGTTGGTCTTGTGTCTGATTGTTGGTGCATTGATATGTGAGGGCATTTGCTCATTGGCTAATATCAATAAACCAGCAAAGAGAGTTGATATATCTGTAATCACAGAAGAAGAGCACGATTATCTGGTAGTGGACACGAAACACGGAGTTTGTGTTATTCACGCAGAGAGCTGCCCTTGTAATAAAAAGAAGTAGCCTATGAAGATTAGACAAGCCAAGAAGATAATGAAGCGTTGCTACGGAAGTCCTCGCTATATAAGGATGATATTGGATGGTTTGAATGTATCGAAAAAACTGCCTAAGATTAAGCAATACTGGGAGCCTAGATGGGCTTTGTATTATGCTAGCAAAGGTGGTGGCTATGGCAGAGTTGACCATCGTATTGTAAAGGCAGAAAAGATTTCTGCAAGATATTCTCGCAAGCTGATGAATCACCTTACCAGGTGGGCTGGCAAAACTCCTTTCGAGATTGGAGATATATTAGGTAGTTCAAATAAACTAAAAAAAATATGATTATGAAACAAGAAATGCAAAAATCAATCTTAAAGATTCAAACAGCAGTCGAAACTCTGACAAGACAGAAAGTTATCGACAAAAATGTGTATGACTTTATCCATGGAGAAATCAAATCTCTTTCGGAAAGTGTGGAGAATATAGAGGAAGTAAATAACCTAGATGAAACACTCCTTACCTTCACAGATAAGGAGGAGTATGTAAATCAGCATATCAATCTTGCTGATACATCTGTACTTTGCAAAGAGTTAAATAGAAGAAAAGACATTGGTGACGATTTCTTTGTTGTAGCAACAGAGGGAAAATAAGTTAGCTTATGGAAAGATTAACTAAAGTAATGGATAAGTATTTATCAGAAGCAAAGAAGAAGGTTCTTACCCTCGCAGTCAGCAAGGAATGGTTCGATATGATAGTGTCGGGCGAAAAGAATGAAGAGTATCGGGTAATTAAAGACTTTTGGATGAGTCGCCTTCTCCTTATCAAGGATGAGGAATTCAAAGATTTCGATAAGTACGATAAGCTTCATATCGGTAAGACATTTGAGATGCTTATAGACACCAATACTATCAAGGAGAAACTGAATAATGGTACAATGAAGTTCGTACCATTCACTCACGTTCTCTTCAAGAACGGCTACTATGATGATAGCCCAAAGGTAGAAAAGGAGATTGAGAGTATAACCATCGGCAAGCCGAAGAAAGGTCTTTGCCCAGGCAAGTGGTTGGACCATGAGTTTTTCATTATTAAGTTCAAGTGATATGATTGCAATTAAAGTATGTTCCGAGAATATCCAAGAATTATGGAAATGCCCGGACGTTTCAGAGTTAGTAAAGACTGTCAGCGGAGACTGCACCAAACAGACATTGATAGTTAGGTTGAGAAATCGAGAGTTCTATGTTCCTGATGGATTCTATCTCGTGAAAGACGAGAATGATCAATGGAGCACACTCAGCCCATCACTGTACGAACTTATAAAAGACAAGGTTCATGGCGAGAAGTGAGGAAGATATCCGGGAATACCATAGAAGGTACTACCAGGAACATAAGGAGCATTTATTGGCAAGAATGGAAGTCTATCGTAAAGAGAACGCTGAAAGGATTGCTGCAAACAGAAGATATAACAGAAAGAGAAAGAAAGCCTTGGGCGGCTTAATGAACCCAGATATAAAATAATGAGTAGAGGAAAACATTTTAGTGCAGAAGAGATTGAGTTCATCAAGGTTAACGCTTTGGTGATGACGACAACGGAGATTGCAAAGCAGCTCAATCGTAATTATTGGGCCATCCATCGAAAGATGAAGGAAATGGGTATCAGCAAGAGCCACGTGTTTACTGCTGACGAGGATTTCATCATTCGCAGAATGTATGGCAAGTACCCGGTAAAAGCCATTGCTACCAAGATTGGAGTGGATGAGAACGCTATTTACAACCGTTGCAAGAAGCTTAAGCTAACGAAAGGAGGTGCGCAATGATTGTCATAGTTACCGCTATGGATAAGGAATACGACCTTATCAGCGAATGGATTGCAAAGAATTGGCTTGACTACAAAAATGTTCAAAACATAGCTTTAATCAAGTCTGGTATTGGCAAGGTTAATGCGGCATCTTGCTTGACAGAATTTCTTTCGTCGAATACGTCCAGCAAAGTTACAAGAGTTATCTCGGTAGGATGCGCCGGTGCTGCTGTTGCAGGATTGAAACCTGGCAATGTCGTTATTGGCAATTCGTACTGCTACCACGATGTATATTGCGGAGAGCCGAATGCCAATGGACAAGTTCAAGGTATGCCGGCAGTCTTTCCTTCTGATTTCTCCTGGATTGATATGGATGAAAGATTCCGATTAGGAACCATAGCTACGGGAGATAAGTTTGTCACTACGAGAGAGCAGGTATTGGCGATTAAGGATTTCCTTCCTAATTCGTATAACGTATGCGCTATCGATATGGAGTCTGCTGCCCTTGCGCAAGTATGCTACAAGAAAGGGATTGGTTTCACTTCTATCCGAGTTATAAGCGATAATCCTCTGGAGCCAAATCAGACCGAGCAGTATGCAGGTTTTTGGGATAGTCTTGCCGAAAAGGCATTTAGTGTTGTTTGTAAATTATTAGAGAATGATACCAAGTTTTAAAGTTGATCATACAAAACTGAAGCCAGGTCTTTATGTTTCGAGAGTAGATAAATGGGGCATGGAGACTGCTACCACATTCGATATTCGCGTGTGCAAGCCAAACAAAGATATGATGTCACCTGCTGTCGCACACACAATAGAGCATTTGATGGCGGACTACCTACGCAATGATAGTCCTCTTAGCAATTCCGTTCTGTATTTTGGACCGATGGGTTGTCTTACAGGTTTCTATCTTATCCTTAAAGGTACGTGGACTTCAAATCTAATAAAGGAAATGATAGTGGAAGCTTTTAAAGCGTGTTCGCTATCAAAGACGATTCCAGGTGCATCGGAAGTGGAATGCGGTAATTATAGGCTCAACGACTTAAAAGGAGCAAAAGAGCTATGTGATATGTTCTCCGTATATCTATCCACAGCTGGACCGGATAAGCTCAATTATCCAGATTAATATTTATATGTAACCATAAAGTATTTAATCATTAAGTATATTTCCTTGCAATATATTTGGTGATTAAATACTTTTTTTATAATTTTGCAGCATTACTTATTGCTATCGCTTCGTACTGGGATATTTCTTGAATTTTATTGTTCAATTAAATATTTAGTTAGAATGAAAAAAAGAACGAAGCAAGTTTTAGTTATTCTGAAACCCAAATCAAAGGCGTTGGGGTTCAGTAGAGAGGAGTTAGAGGGTATTGCTGCCGATGTTGCCAATAACTTAGAACTCGATGAAGAAGCCTCAGACGAGGATGTAAACGCAGAGATTGAAAAGCAGGTCAATGCGGTTCTTCCTTATCTTAAGATTGCGCAAAAGACTGCGCAGCGTACTATCCAGAGTTTTAAGGATAGTCAAGACTTGGATGACGACGAGGTCGATGACGATGATGATGACCCTGCCGGCAACAAGAAACCAATCCGCAAACAGAAGAAAGAGAAAGATGAGCAGGTCCCAGCATGGGCGCAGGCACTCATTACTCAGAACAAAGCTTTGCAGACCGAAATCCTCGGTTTGAAGTCAGAGCGTGAGAATGATGGCCGCCGTTCTAAGCTGAAGGCACTCCTTAAGGACAAAGGTACGTTCGGAAAGACTGTCTTGAAGAATTTCGACAAGATGAAGTTCGAGAACGAATCTGAGTTCGATGATTTCTACGATGGTGTTGTGGAGGACTTGGCAGCTATCGATCAAGAGCGTGCTAACGAAGGTCTCGGAAAACTTGGTGCTCCTGCGGCTCAGAGAAAGCCTAAGAAGGATGAGGTTGAGGTTATCAAGGACAATGAGATTGATGAGCTTGCCGAAACAATGTAATCTTTAAATTTTAAAAAGTTATGTATGGCGTAAGCAAGACAGAAACGTATGATTCAGGCAAGGAGTCTGTAATCATCAGAAATTACGTGAATGGCATCATGGGTGGTGTCGTTCTTGACTTGACAGGTTTCTCTGGAGAGTTCATCCAGTGCGGACACATTATCATTCGTGACACTACGTCTGGCGAGTACAAGCCAATGCCTGTAACAGGTGGGGCTTATGCTTCTTTGCCAGCGAGCCACGAGTATGTTGGCATCTGTATGACAACAGTTCCGGTAGATACCCCTCATGTAGGTGTTATGACGGCAGGTGAGGCTAATGATAAGGCTGTCCCTTATCCTGTTGATACAATCAAGGCAGCTTTGAAAACAGCCGTTCCTACTCTTCAGTGGGGACACGATGCAATCGGTTAAGGAGGTGATTTATGCAACAGAGTTCTTTATTTCTTAAGTATATCTTGAGTTTCTTCCCAATCCTGAAGACATTGATTGAGAAGATTAATGGTAAGCGCAAGAACGAGATGACGTATCTCCACAAAGATACATCCATTCTCCGCCGCGTTTATTCTACCGACAACAAATGGGAAGCCGACACAGTTGATACCTCTTACGTAGCTGCTGACTACGTGGCAGTGGATTCTCCGGTTCCTTTGAAGTCTCGTGACAAGATTTCAACCGCCAACGGCAAACTGCCAAAGGTCGGTATGAAGAAATTCTTGAAGGAGTCAGATATCCTCGCTCTCAGGCTCATGGAAGCACAGGGCGGTCAGACAGCAGAGATTCGTCGTAAGTTGGCGCAGGACCCGGTAGCTTGTAATGTCGGTGTTGATGAGCGCAATGAGTACGCCCTTCTGTATGGTCTTTCTAACGGCTACGTAGCTGTTCGTGACGACGATAATCCAAAGGAGTTGCTCCGTATCAAGTATCAGTACTTGCCGAAAAATCAGCTCGGCATCAACGATGTTGATACTGGTATTACCGTTGCAGACTTGAAGGAATGTATCGCGAGAGCTTCGAATGATGGCAACACCATCTTGATCTTCTGGATTGGTAAGGCTAAGTTTGACGAATTGAAGAAGGCACAGGACGCTCGCGAGCTTGTTGCCAACTATAAGGGTCAGACTTTTGACTCCAACACAAAGCTGCCGGTTCCTACTTCCAGCGTATTCCAGGAAGCATTCTTGGACGAGACCGGTGTATCATTCCGCATCATCAACCGTACCGTCCGCTTGGAGCAGGATGGTGTGAAGAAGAGCGTTAAGCCTTGGAACAACAATATGATTATCGGTGTCTGCTCACAGATGATTGGTGCCCTCGTTTACGGTCAGGTAGCAGAGGCAACCAACAGAGTGGCAGGTGTAACCTATCAGCAGATTGATTACAAGCTTATCTCTCAGTATTCAACAACTGATCCATTGCGCGAGACAACTGCGGTACAAGCATACTGCCTGCCTGTCATCGAGGACGTTGACACAATCTATCAGATTAATACTAAGCTGGCAGACCCAGCCGTTTCTGTCGACACCGAGAAGGAGAAAGCAGATACAGAGGACGCTAAGGTAACAATCTCTGATGTGACCTACAAGAAGCCGGAGGCTATCACAACCCTTAATGCTCTTGGTGCTACACTTCCTAGTGACGCCAGCGACAAGGAGGTTATTGATGCCTACAATGAGCTGCCTCCTACAAAGAAGAAGGAGTTCAAGGATAACGCAGCTAAAGCTGAGGAGTAATCATGAAGACGGTCGGACAAGCTTTGGTGGATGAGGTACACATCCCTATCCCCTATGGTTTCGTGGAAAACGCCTGCATAAAGCGTGACCTCGATATCGAATCAGAGTTCAATGGTGACGTTGCCAGAAGTGACGCCTACAAAGGAACGCTTGCCGACTGTCTGCTTTCTCTCATACAAGCCGTTAGCTTCTCCGAAGCGGACAAATCAATAGGTTCTCTCTCGGAAGACCAGCGAAAGGCTATATTAGTTCAAGTCAATCGTTTATATAACTCTATCGGCGAGGAGGAGGTTTCACTTACTCCGAAGCCGACAGTTTACATTAATTGCTGATGAGTCTATTGAGTTTTCATGCCTCAAAGCTATACCGGCAGCAGAAGGTAGCTGGCTATACAGATGATGATGGAAATTATCACCAGGGCAAGACCGAGTGGAAGTTCTGCTGCACTTGTGATGTAGTTCCTGCTGGCGAGGCCAACAAGTTATTTACATCTGACGGTTCTATTGATTACTACTCCTACGAAGTGCATAATTTGCCCGTAGGAATTGAAAAGTTCTCTTATGGGGATTTTATCAAGCTAGAAATTTTAGGGGCTGAGGATGTAATTATCAAGGTCAAGGGATTTCATCGTTATCAACTCCAGTGTAAGATATGGGCATAAGAATGACAACCAGCGCTTCCGCTCTCGATGCCTTCCTACAGAGAGCCGCAAGGAAGATACAGGAGAATGTGCTTAAGGCATTGAGCAAGCTAGGAGACGAATCTGTGGTTAGAATCCGTAACAGGTCTGCCAAGGAAAGCTGGATAGACCATACTGGCAACCTAAGAAGCTCCATAGGCTTCGCCGTGTACGAGCAGGGAAGTAAATATATGGAATCAGCCTTTTCGCAGGTACTCAGTGGCACAGACGGTTCTGCAAAGGGCAAGAAGATGATCAATGACCTTGCCAAGGAATATTCCAGGGTTTATGCTTTGGTTGTCGTTGCCGGAATGGAATACGCAGGAGAGGTGGAAGCCTTGGAAAGTAAGGATGTCCTCGCATCAACGAAGATATGGGCCACATCCATTGTAGAGCAGCGTGTGAAGACAGCAATAGACTCAGCAGTTAATGAAATAAACAAGTGGAAGATATGAAATCAGACGGAGCAATTAAGACTGATGTTTACCGGTACATCAATGAAAGCGGTTTCATGAACAACGTCAATGGCAAGCTGTCAAAGACGATGAGACCGCATAATTCTCATAAGGAAGATGTCGTTATCTCCATCTTGGCTAATGAGGGAAGACAGCTTCAAACGGCAATTATAAATGTAAATATTTATACACAAGACCAGGACGTAGATGGGCAGTTCGAGGAGAACACTATCAGAGTTGAAGAAATCTGCAAACTGGCTTGGAATCTCTTGGAAACGTTCAGAACGAGCGAATATGCAGCCCACGCTATTGAGCAGAGGGTATATGCAACAAGCACGGGAGAACATGTAATAAATAATCAAGTTGAATATAAACTCATAAATGATTAAATTATGTCAGTAACAGCATGGGGAAAATGTTCTATCTTTGTTCAGAAGGTAGGTGCTACTAAGAATGAATGGGATAAACTTCCTACACCGAAGGAAGATACCACGAATGTGACCCCTACAAAGGGCGACACAATGGAGCAGAAGGAAGAGGGAGGCGGTACTGTTGACCGCAAGATCAAGAAGTCAACCTATGAAGCTGCGTATCAGCTCTTTATTAAGAAAAACCAATCTCAGCCTTTCAAGACAATTGACGGCATTATTGAGGGTAATTACAGATTGGCTATTCAGCCAGAGGATCCAGAAGTACCTGGAGCTTACTTAGGTAACACCACAATTGGCGCAGAAGAGGCCTTCTCTACAAATGAAGGTGCTCTTGTTACTTATACACACTCAGGACTTATTCCAGAGGGTGACGTTGTGGCTAAGACTGTAAACACAAAGGGTGAGGATGTATATTGTGCTTACCGTTGGCGTGTCATTACTGCCACAAAGACAACAGGAGGAAAGTATGCCTTGACTTTCAAGAAGCCGCAGGACGGTGAGACCCCTCCTGCTGAAATCACGGAAACCTACGCAGAGACATAGGCATATTCTAATATCCCTTCTGCCGACTGAGGGTTATCAGCCGGCAACCTACCCAAGTAGCTCAGGGGAAGAGCGAGACCAAATAGTCCGTCGCATGAAAATCCAGGGTCTTCAAAAGCTGGTTGAAAGACGCAGGTTCGAGTCCTGCCTTGGGTGCCAACAATTTAAATTCGAGTGATATGGAAGAGTTAGGAATCATTATATCGAATACGCTCACAGATATGCCGATAGGCTTTGATACTGAGCACGCTCACGTTAACATCTACCCTACTACACTGGGTATGATGTACCTAACGTCGCAGTTAGTAGATAGCTTGGAGCTAGACAAAGAGTTACTTCAAGCTGATCCATTCTTGGAAGCATTGCGAGTTGCAAACACCAAAAGGGAGACATGCTGCAGATTGATTGCATATCACTCACTCAATACAAAGAACGAAATACTAGACTCCAAATGCGTAAGCAGGCAGACGGAGTTAATCTTCAAAGAATGTTCCAACGAGGATATAGCTACTCTTCTCATCATCATCCTTAAGGCTAACTCATACCAGACAATAGCCAAAGAGACAGGAATGGAAGAAGAAGCGAAGCGTATGGCAAAAGTCAACGCAGCAAAGAAGTCGGAGAATAGCTTTATCTTCGGGGGTAAGACAATATGGGGAACTCTCATAGACGCTGCTTGCGAAAGATACGGATGGACTTTCGATTACGTGGTATGGGGAATATCGTATAACAACCTGACTCTCATGCTCAAAGACAAGATTACTTCAATCTATCTGTCAGACGACGAGAGGAAGAAAGCCCATATACCGGCAGCAGGGGAAGAGGTCATCGATGGCAACAACAAGGAGGCGGTCATGAAGGCGGTGATAGAGTCCGAGACCGAGATTTAACCGAAGTCTTCCTGCGCACGCACGTAAAGTTCCCATATCGAACACTCGCATTTGGTGTTTCCCTGGCGATTCTTTATAACAGAGTATAAATTCAAGGAAAAATAGAACATTATGCCAAGCATTAAATTCGATACAATAGTCGAGACAGCCAAGGTCGTTTCCGGTTTTCGAGACATTCAGAACGCAGTTCATCAGACTGCCGAGAGGGTTGAGAAGGACGGAAAGTCTATTGACGATGTAATCTCGAATATACAGAACAGTATGAACATTGCCATTGGCGGTTGGAGCATTGGCAAGTTCGTCAATCAGATGATGCAGGTCCGCGGTCAGTTCCAGCAGACAGAAATGGCATTCAAGACAATGTTGCAGTCTGAGGAGAAAGCTGATGCTCTCATGAAGCAGTTGATCCGCACGGCAGCCGTCACACCTTTCGGGGTTGAAGACGTTACAGAGGGAGCCAAGCAGCTCCTTGCGTTCAACGTAGCAGCTGAGGACGTCAACAAGACGCTTATCGGATTGGGAGACGTGGCAGCAGGTATGGGTCTGAACCTTAAAGACCTCGTGATGCTTTACGGCACCACCATCGCCAAGGGCAAGATGGACACGATGGACTTGTACCAGTTCCTCAACCGAGGTATTCCTATCGCAGATGAGATAGCCAAGGTTATGGGTCTTGACGTTACCAACGCCATCAAGGAGGTCCAGAAGCAAATCAAGGCAGGCAAGGTTACCAGCGATATCTTCATCCAGGCAATGCAGAGTATGACCGCCGAGGGTAGCAAGTTCGGTGGCTTGATGGAGGCTCAGTCCAAGACTATTACCGGTCAGATAAGCAACATCAAGGATGCCATCGAGCAGATGTTCAATGACCTCGGCAAATCCCAGGAGGGTGTTATAAATACCGGATTGGGAGTCGTTTCCACCCTCGTTGAGAATTGGGAGACGGTAGGCAAGGTGGTTATGACTGTTGTGGCAGCGTATGGCGCATACAAGGCTGCGGTGATAGTTCTTACAGCGATAGAGAAGACAAGAATAGCTATAGGCACAGCACAAGCATTTTTGTCGCTAACGAAAGAAGTAACTTCTGCAAAGGACGCTATGCTTCTTTTCAATATGGCAACAAGTGCCAACCCACTTGGTCTTTTACTTGGAACTTTAGCGGCAGCAGCAACGTTGTTCATTGCCTTTGGTGATTCCGCAAAAGATGCCAGCACTATGACGGATAAGTTTGGAGAAGATGCAAAGAAGGCAACTTCTCGCGTAAACTCGCTTCTTAGCGTTATAGATACATTAGGCGAGAAAACCAATGATCAGGCTAAGAAGTCGAAAGTTTACAAGGATGCAGTAAATGAGCTGGCTTCCATTTATTCCGAATATGGCATACAGATTAGCAAAATCAAGGAAGATGAAAGTAACCTTGTAGATGTTAAGAACGAGGAAATACAGAAATCAAAGGAACTGGTTGAACAAATTAAACTGGAATCTGCAGAACGCAACAGAGCGAATGCGATTAGCCAATTAAATGAAGAGTACAACAAAAAAGTTACCGATGCACAGGATGCTTTTATGGAAAGGCTGAAAGATGCTTATGGTGACGAGGGTATGGGTATTGGTGTAAAGATACAAGACCTAGTTTCTGATGACGTGTTGCAGCGACTTGATCAGTATCGTAACAACATGAGAACCCTTAATAAGGATTCCGAGGAATACAATAAGTCGCTTCAAGCTTACCTAGCCCTTAGAAGAAAGTTAGCAGACTCAGCAGCTGCTGCAGCAAAGGGCTTTGGGAAGCAATCGGATGAAGCACGAGCAGCGATAACGAAATACGTTGATATTCTCGAAGACGCTCGTACAACATACAATAATCAAACAAGCGCAGTTCGTAAGGCGGCTGATGCCACTGAGGACTTTGGTAACAAGTCTGCATCTACCAAGGATAGGATAAACGCTTTGCAGAAGCAGCTCCAGGGTGCCGGCGAGGATGTACACGTTCTCTACAACCGTGTCAAGGAGTTCATGCAGAACTATTCCGAGAACAATATCAACTTCCACGTTAACTTCGATGCCAAGATACCATCGTGGATGCAGAATATGAATATCCCTGAGCTAGGACGCTTAGGAAAATACTTCTCTGCTTTGGCACGTGACCTTGCCAACAACAAGAAGTCAGGTGCGCTAGTCAATGGAAAGTGGATGTCAACAAACGATATTGCCCAGCGAGGATGGGATTACACCAATGCGGCGAACACCAAGCAGACCAAGGCAGAAGATGATGCTAAGCAGAAGCGTCGCGAAAAGGAAGAGGCAGAAGCCAATGCCAAGAAGAACGCTGCCAAAGCAAAGAAAGCCGTTTCCGATGCCAAGAAGCAGGCAGAAGACCGCAAGAAGGCCCAGGAGGAACTGAATGAGGACTTGAAGCAGCTGCAGCAGGAAAATATCGACACCGATATATCTCAGATGCAGGAAGGCACGGAGAAGAAGATTGCTGAAATCAAGAACGACTATGCCAAGCGCAAAGCCGAGATTGACAAGCAGGAAGCAGAGTTCAAGAAGAAAAACAAGGAAGCTGGCAAGAAAGAAGCCCTTACCTCTGCTCAGTCCAATGCCCTCAATAAGGCCAGAGACCTCGCTACCCAAGAGTACAACAAGAAGCTTGATGAGGTCAACAGGGAAGCCCTCACCTCTATGCGTGACTACTTGAAGGAGTATGGCTCACTCTATCAGCAGAAGCAAGCCATTGCCGAGGAATACGAGGAGAAGATTACTAAGGCTCAGACACAGGGTGAAAAGCTCTCTCTTCAGCAGCAGAGAAAGAAGGACCTCCAAACCATCGAGATAAATGCCATCAGACAGAACATCGATTGGGGAAGTATCTTCGGAGACTTCGGTGCTATGTTCAAGGACCAACTGGAACCAACTATTGAGAAGCTGCAAGAGCTTTCAAAGAGTACAACAGATGTTAATGAGCAGAAGACCATACAGGAACTTATCTCCAAGCTACAAGGCTCTGCCACCATCTGGAATAGTGACATCTTTAAGAAAGTCTCTGACGACATCAACTCCTATCAGTCAGCAATGCAGGGCTATATTGATGCACAGGAGCGAGAGATTGAAGCCACAAAAGCTGTCACCAAGGCGCAGGAAGACCTCGCTAAGGCTAAGAAGAGCGGTGACAAGACAAGTATCAACAAGGCTGAAGCCAACCTATCTAGAGCGCAGGGCGTACTTGCTACCGCATCTAACAACGTTTTGGAGTTCGGTTCATCAGTTCAGAAGGCATCATCAGACTTGCAGACATCTGCACAGAAGGCAGTTTCTCAGTTTCAGCAGCTTGAAAATGGTTTGCAGGGTCTCACATCTGGGTCACTCAAAGGCATAGGAAACTCTATTCTAGGGCTTGACAAGCTTTTCGGTGGCACTATGCAGAAGGACGTCGCTAACACTCTAGCAAAGGGCATCCAAGGGTTGCTCGGTAAAGATAGTGACGCAGCCAAATCTCTGACGAAAGCTTTAGGAGATAGCGGTATGGCAGGTGAAATAATCTCCGCAATACTCGGCATCCTCGATATTCTGAAAGATGGCTTCGGAACACTCATCAGCAACCTCATGGACACGGTCTTTGGCGCAGTAACGGGCATCCTCGATGATGCTCTATCGGGTGACATCGTTATGAAGCCATTGAAGAGTATCGGGAACAACGTTTCTCATATCCTCAACACGCTTTCATTCGGTGGCTTTAATAGTCTGTTCGGTGGAGATGGAAATGCAAAGAAGGTCAATGATACCATCGAAAGACTGACGGACAGAAATACCCTCTTGCAGCAATCCATCGAGGATTTGACTGACGCAATGGAAAACTCCTATGGTTCCAAGGCAACCTCATACTACGAGCAAGCCTATAAGAATCAGCAGGAGACCAATCAGAACTACCTCGACATCGCAAAGGCGCAGGCAAGCTATCATGGTTCGCACCACTCATGGAACGCTTATTGGGGCGGCTTCGGTAGTGACGAGATGGATTGGATCAAGAAGAACGTCAAATCAGACTTCAATGGCGACCTCTTCTCCCTCAGCCCAGAGGAAATGAAGCTCCTCCGTGGCAACGTTGCCATTTGGGAGCATATCGAGAACACAGGAAAGGGTAACTATGGTGGGCGTCTGACGGAGAAGTTGAATGACTACATAGACCAAGCAGGCAAGCTGGAAGAGTTGTCAGAGCAGTTCAAGGAGAACCTTACTCAGATTTCCTTCAGTGGAATGAGAGATAGCTTTTTGACGGACCTTATGGACATGAAGAAGGATGGTAGCGACTTTGCTAGCGAAATGGCAGATGATTTCGCAGAAAAGATGCAGAAGTCCCTTCTCTCTTTCAGTATGGAAGACCTTATCAATGGAGACTTGAAGAAACTCTACGATGATTGGGCAAAGGCTATGAAGGATAAAAACGGAAAGCTAACCAAAGAAGATGTAGATGCATTCTACAAGCGTTACGATGATATTGTCCAGGAAGGTCTGAAGAGACGCGACGAGTGGGCAAAGGTAACAGGCTACACTGGTTCCTCATCCTCATCACAGACCGCAACAAGCGGAGGATGGGCATCTATGGGGCAAGATACCGCGGACGAGCTGAATGGTCGCTTCACCGCCCTGCAGATTGCAGGAGAGTCAATCGCTCAGAACATGACTACCACCATATCACAGATGGAGAGCATCGTTACACTCGGAATCTCAACCAATGGCGCAGTATTGGAGATTAGAAATATGATGATTATGACAAACAGCTATCTCGAAGACATCGTGAAGTATTCAAAGCTCACCTACAATGACTTCGGAACTAAGCTGGATGACATGAACAGAAGATTAAAGGATATTTGACCTCTATAGGCTTTTCGCTCGTCAACCCTTACAACTATACTCAACAATAGAAAAAGCGGCTCACAGCGAAGCCTATGAGGTTATTTAATGATTAAATAGTTATGCTTAAAGGACAACTTTACATAAATGGTAATGATGCCTACCTTACGTGGGGCATCTTCCTAGACGAAACTGCCCTCAGTGCGCTCATGACCCCTGCACCAAACAAGGAGTTCATCAGCAACAAGTATCGCTCAAAGGACGGAAAGTCGGTTATCAAGCACAATCCTAGATTGGATGAGAGGGAGATAACGCTGCCGTTCAATATGACCGCCAAGGACTCAGATACGTTCTTGACGAACTATGCTAGGTTCTGCGAGGAGGTTCTTGCCAAGGGAGAGTTGGTTATCCGCACCCGATTCCAGCCTAATGTGTGGTATCGGTGCATCTATCTCTCCTGCACTCAGTTTAGTCAGTGCATTCGGGAAATGGCAAAGTTCAGCTTAAAGCTCAACGAGCCAGACCCTAGTGACAGAGGTGAAACAAGTAAATATACAAGCTAATGATTCAGATTAAGAGAAATAATAAGGTATTCTTCACACTAGAGGACTTCGGTGAGGGTTCTAAGCTGTCATATCAGCTTATGGACCACCACTACATCATCTTGAAGTTCACTACGGCTACTCCTGTCTATTTCGAGATTGGGGACTCCGTGGAGATTCCCGACTTCGGTTACTTTGAGCTTACATCATCATACTTCCCTAAGCACAATGATAGTGATGGCTATGACTACGAAATGCAGATGGATGCCTACTATATGTCTTGGAAGAATAAGATTTGCAAGTATCGCCCTCAGCACGGAGCCAACGAGACCTCCTTCAACCTCACGACAACTGTAGGTGTACACATGAACGTTATACTCGGCAACCTAAAGGCGCTAGGGCTTACATACAATGGCAAGGATTTCTCCGTTGACTACACTACGTACAACAACAAGGCTTTCGATGTTCAGAAGAGATTCTTGATCGAGTACGGCTCTATCAGCATTCTCGATGCTCTCAACGCCATCTGTTCTGAAGACGCACTCAACTGCGAGTGGTGGATAGATGGCTCTATTATATACCTTGGATATTGCGAAATGGAAGGGCAGACAACATTCGAACAGGATGTTAATGTTCTGTCTATGTCCTATTCGGAATCTAAGTCAACTTATATTACGAGACTGTACGCATTCGGCTCAGACAGAAATATTCCGAAGGGATATTTCACTGGTGCCGATGCGGACGTCACCACCGATGGTGTTGCTACTGATTACCTCATGCTCCCTAACAAGGAAGTGGATAGTGATGGTTTCTACGCAAAGGATGGCTACCTGGAGAACGTGAATGTCGTGAAGAACGACAAGCAGGCTATCGAAGGTGTCGTGATGTTCGAGGAAGAACATCCAAAGGTTGAGAGTGTTGTCAGCAGTATCAAGACGTATGATAGCACCGTTGATAACGAAGACGGGACGAAGACTACACAGACGTTTTGGCAGGTCACTTCTACAGACTCTTTCACTAATAGCTTCAAGGAGAGTTGGATAAAGAGTAACCTCACTCTAGGTATCAAGTTCACTAGTGGTGCCCTCATGGGTATGGAGTTCGATGTTAGTTTCAAAGTTATTGACAAGGCTAACTACTTCGAGATTGTTGCTAATGACACATACGGAAGAACACTCCCAGATGGCGTTATGTGCCCGAAGGTAGGTGATAAGTTCTTCCTCTACAACTGGGACGCAACCAAAATTACAGATACGGACCTCATCCCTACCGCTCAGTTGTCTCTGTTCGATAGAGCGAAGCAGTACTATCAGAAGACCATGATCAGCAACTCAAACTTCACCTGCACGATGGGTGGCGACAAGTTCTACAATGATGGAATATACGATTACCATCCTCTCGGTGAACAGGTAAAGCTGATTAATGATATGTTTGCGCAGGTGGATGCGGATGGCAAGCACTACCGAAACTCTCGTATCATTGGCATGGAGATACCTTTGGATATCCCTTACGACCACCCTCAGTACACGGTTGGCGAGAAGGCAGCTACTAGCCGGTTGGGTAAGTTGGAAGACAAGGTTGATTCCATCAAGGTGAATGGAATGCAGATAGGCGGCACAGGAAGCGGTAATGGTGGAGGTGTCTATGTAATTGGCATGAACGATACCACTCCTGCATCCGATAGTAACGTTTATTCTGCTAGACGTTCTAGGATGGAGTTTGTATCTAGGCTGCAGGATAACACAGCAAAGGGCACAATCACTTGGGAAAAGGTGCAGAAGCTTTTAAGTGGATTGCTTATCGGTAACTCCAACAATGAGAACGGAGGCTCATGGATTCCCGATGCAGAAGGTCGTTCGCACCTCATCACAGATTACTTGGAGGTAAGAATGAAGGCTATCTTCGAGGAGCTGGTTATCAATAAAACATCCACCATCGGTGGTAAGGAGATAATCTCTCCTGCTGGCGGCGTGGTGGCTCATAAGGTAGAAGAGGTTACTGTGACATATAATAATGTGTCACAGAAGGCTTATCGTTGCTATTTCTTAGCAGAGCAGGATGGTGATGAGGTAGATAACGACTTCGCGGTTAACGACCAAGTGCGCTCGGAATCATTCAACGTCCGAAAGGGCACTTATCATAAGGATGGCAATCACTTCTATTGGCGATTGGTAATCGGTCGTGATGAAGACCCTGTAGAGCTGGAAGGAAAGAAGTATCATTATATCGACCTCTCCGATACCGATTGCGCTACGGCAAGCGACGTACCTGCTAAAGGTGATGTGCTCAACCAGTGCGGTAATAGAACCGATGTAGAACGTCAGAACTGCCTTATCTTCTCGGCGGTAGATACCTATTCGCCATCCATTAGCCTCTATCACGGCATCAACAGCTATTCCTTTGCCAATAGGGAGTACGTGGAATATGGTGTAAATAAGCAGAATAACAAGGCATTCTTCAACGTCTATGGTGATATGTACTTCGGAGACCGACCTACTAGTGCCAATAATTACGAGGGTGATTCCTACGTCAAGTATGATAGCGACAAGAAGAAAGTAACCATCAAGGGAGACTTGGATATTAAGTCCACCTACGATGGAAAGACCTTGGATAAGTACATCACCGAGAAGAGCTTGGATAAGAATGCCGTTGAGACCATTATCAAGAAATCGGAGACGATTACCGACCTTCAAAACCAGATAGACGGAGCTATTGAGACTTGGTTCTATGACGGTGTTCCTACCCTATCCAACGCACCTGCCATTGGGTGGACTACCGACAAGGATAAGAAAACCCACTTGGGAGACCTCTACTATGACAACAAGACGGGCAAGGCATACCGCTTTGCCAAGGATGACTCTACCTATAAGTGGATTATCATCAAAGATACGGAGCTGACCAAGGCACTCGAAGATTCAAGACAAGCACTCAAAGATGCAAAATCAAAGAGACGTATCTTCGGCTCTCAGCCAGTTCCACCATACGATGTGAACGATATGTGGGTCAATGCCACCTATCCTAGCGATGGAAGTACCTACAAGAATGAAATCTTGAAGTGTTCCACCTCCAAGGCAGAAGGTGAAGAGTTTGATATTGCCGATTGGAAATTGGCTAGCAAGTATACCGATGACACGAAGGCAGAGGAAGCAAAGAAAGCTGCTGAGAAGGCGCAAGCAGAGATTAAGAACACGCAAACTAATTTGATTGCCCTCGGAACGACCGTATCTAACAATAAGAAGGCTTTCGATGTTTTTACATCTGATGGCTACTTGGATAGTTCTGAGATTGCGGCTATCGGACAGGATAGCAAGCGACTGGAGGACGATTATAATGCAGCCGTTGAGTCGTATAATAATGTTGTTGGCTCTAAGTTCTTGTTGGATAAGGATGGTAAAGAAACGACCTATAAAACGGATTTGGTTTCAGCTAAGGCTACACTCGATAGCGCAAAAAATGAACTCATTACCTATCTTTCTGACATCGTAAGCAGATACAACGCTTCTGATTCAAATGGAAAGGCTACCATCAAGGCGGCTGCGGCTCAGAAGTATACCAACTTCACGAATGCTTATAAGGCTTTCTACGACAAGCTGGGTGTGGCGAACAACTATATCACGTCTAATCTGTTTGATGGTCTCAATACTAAGCTCATCACCAATATGGCAGGTCTTGAATACATCAAGGCTGCTCTTGTTGATGGAGACACAGTAGTCAAGGGTGGTCTTATCCTCTCTACATTGATAGCCTTACGTAACGATAAGGGAAATGTTACCGCAGGTATCAATGGAGCGGACACGAAGGAGAATGGCATCGCCCTTTGGTTAGGTGGAAAGGCTATCGACAAGCAAGCCTCCACGACAACAGAGGAAGAGAAGAAAATTGCTGCCAAGTCCCTCCTACGCTTTGACGGAACTGGCTACTTCGCCAACGGCAACCTTTGGTGGGACGCAGACGGTATTTTGCACGCAGACCCGACATCTTTCATTATCAACAAGAATAATGTTGGTGTACAGCTCGCTCTCTTTGCTCCTGTATGGAAGAGCGGAACGACCGACACAACAAAGCTGGCAAACGTATTATCTATCGACCCACAGAAGCCTTTCACTCATCTTGACGTATCGGGTAACGTGACAACCGAAGGCAGCTTGAAAATTGGTGGAATCTATCTATCGTATGATAGTGCCAACAATGCCCTTCGACTATCCAAGGACGCTGCCGGAAAGGAAGCGGCTAACTTCTATACCACAGGTGGTATCACGGCATACGGAGCAGGAGCATCTACCACGGGCGGTGGTGGCGGCTTGATTGCAAGCGTAATCAGCTATGCGAGAATCTTAGAAGGAAGCTATACGGATGCAGACTTGACTAGTATTCCGAATGCCTATGCTATCAAGGCTCTCAGCAGCCGAATTGACAACATAGCCACAGAACTTGGCGGTCTTAATCTCTCTTGGAATAACATCACGGGTAAGCCATCAACATTCACACCTAGTGCGCATACCCATAAGTGGACAGAAATCACTGACCGCATCACGAAGGTAAGCCAGCTTACCAATGATAAAGGGTATCTGACTGCTCATCAGTCTCTCGCAAGCTATTATACCAAAGCGGAGATTGATGCAAAGGGCTATACTACCAATAAGGGTACTGTTACATCTGTAGCTCTTACCCTTCCTACTGGTTTGACGTGCGCAACTAAGACTATCACAACAAGCGGCACGTTTGCTATTAGTCTTGCTTCTGGTTACTCCATCCCAACAACAACAAAGCAGACGGCTTGGGATGGTGCGGTATCAGCAAAGCATACTCATAGCAATAAGTCTGTACTAGACGGCATTACATCAACGAAGGTAACTTGTTGGGATAGTGCCTATGACTGGTACGCCCTTATGACTACTGACGAGGAGACTGCGGACGGAATTATCAATAAGTGGAACGAGGTGGTGAGCTTCCTCGCCAATATTGCGCAGACAGACACTTTAAGTGGTATCGTTGATGGTATCAATAAGTCTATATCTGACGAGGTAACAAGAGCGAAAAAGGCAGAAGGGGTGAACGCTTCGGGCATATCCACCAACAAGACGAGTATCACCACCTTGCAGGGCTACTTTACAAGCGGTTCAGCGAAAAAGGCTCTCCAGCTCACGAATACTCACAAGCTTTGGGGTAACTCGTTTAACGGTACTGCCGATATTAACGGAAGTATCATCGTGCCTGACGGAAAGTACATCTCCATCGGCAACATAAAGATGGAGTATGATGCAACCAATAAGGCGTTGAAGATTACGAATACTACGACTAACGAGGTGGCAAACCTCTATACTAGTGGTGGTGTTTCTGCCTATGGTGTTGGGACATCCTCATCCAGTGGTGGCGGCTTGAACGGCAGTGTGAAGAGTTATTCAGATGCCTTGAAGCTCACATCAGAATCGCTGTCTGAGGTTGCTTCTGCCTACTCCATCAAGGCTCTTGATTCTCGTATCTCTAGCTTGGAAGGTGGTAGCGCAACAAGCATTGAAACCACAGGCTCAGGCAATGCCGTAACTAGCGTGTCGAAGAGTGGAACAAAGATAACCTTCACAAAAGGCTCTACATTCTCGCTCAATGGGCATACGCACGACTTCATTACCGTGGGGGCGAATCAAACTATCACGGCTACACAATACACAAAAAGCCGTCTGAGCGTGCGCCCTTACTACAACAGCGGTGGCCCGACTACATACGGAAACATCTTGGAGGTTGTCAGCGGAAATAGCGGCGGTGGTCAGCTTGGTATGGAATGGTCGGGAAGACAAACCAAGACGGACGGAACGGACACCAACGTAGGCAAGTTGTATTATCGTAGCAAGCGAGATAATATGGCAGGCTGGACGGTTTGGAAGAGACTTGCCTTCGCCGAGGAGCTTGCTTGGGGCAACATCAGCGGAAAGCCTACAAGTCTCAGTGGATATGGCATTACGGACGGTGTGAACGCCGTTAGCGTGAGCGGTAGCGGTAATGCGGTTACGTCTGTCACCAAGGATGGTACTACTATCAGCGTAGTTAAAGGTAGTACGTTCTTAACTAGTCATCAGTCACTTGATGGTTACGTTAATGCAATATCTGTAAGTGGAAGTGGGAATGCTATCACGTCTGTATCAAAAAGCGGAAAGGGTATTACATTTACTAAAGGTGCTACTTTCTTGACTAGTCACCAAAGTCTTGCTAACTATTATACCAAAAGTAGTGTAGATTCACTTCTTAGTGGTAAGTCAGCAACTAGTCATACTCATAGTGTTAAGATTAACGGTGTTACTAAAACTATTGCAGCTACTGGTGGAACTGCTGTAGATTTAGGAACTTATCTTACTTCTCATCAAAGTTTAGCAGATTACGCTAAGAAGAGTGAAATACCTACAAAAGTAAGTCAACTTACTAATGATACTGGTTATATTACTTCTAGTGGAAGTTGTGCTTATGCAACAAGTGCAGGAAATGCTGATATGGTTGATAATTATCATGTCGCTAAGTGGAATGGACTTCCAATTGTTGATAATGCTGGAGTTATGGAAATTGGAAAATATATAGATTTTCACAATACTGAAGAAGATTCAGTAGATTATTCTACTCGAATAGTATGCACAGGTGTGCATAAAAATATAGTTTATCTTCCATCAGTAGGTGGTACATTAGCGTTAACTTCTGACAATGTAGCTTCTGCAACAAAACTTGCGGCAGCAAGAACGATATGGGGTCAAAGTTTTGATGGAACTGGTAATGTTAATGGAACTATATATATAAACAATAGTGATTCTGAAAACGGAGCTATAATATTAAATAATAATGTAAATGCTAATGCTCGTATATCAGCTATAAAAGACCAAGTAGTATTTAATACTGGTGCTGCTATTCGTTTTGGAGCAGTCGGCTGGGAGTATAGTGATTGGGCTGGTCTTAAATATGATACTGTTGCTAATGCTATATATTTAGGTATAGCCGATGGAACTGTATTTAATTATTATTCTAATAAAAGAAGTAATGGTACACTTAAATTTCCAGGTATTACAACCATAACTCCTGATGCTGCAGCTAGAATTGGAGGTAGTGGTGGTGCTTTATATTTAGGCAATGCTAATAATAGTAGTTGGGTATATGTTCAAGATATGTGTAGTCAAAGCGGTATGAGTAATTGGAGTATAGAACAAAATGGTACTGCTAGTTTTAAAGCTCTTAATGTAAATAATTCTATTAGTTGCGGTAATATTACTATTAATAGTGATGCTCGTATTAATGGTAATTTATCAGTTAACGGTTTAATAAATAATAAAGGTATATTACCTACAAATTATGAAGTTAATAATAAAGGAACTAGTTGTTATGTTTCAGCTGATGCTTTATGCTCTGGAATTACTGCTATTACTGATAGTATACAAGTTAATCAAGTAACTGTACAATATTCTAACGATAGCGGTAATAGTTGGACTAATTATTCTATGAATAATGATGCTAAATTTAATCTATATGCTAGTAATGCAGGTTTAACTCAAGTTTACTTAGGTTATAATGTTATCACTGGTAATAATGATGCTGAGAAATTAGCTCAAGTAAAAAAGAATGAATTAATGGTTACTTTTGAAATCTCTAACAATTGTTACTCTCAAGTTTATTTTGCTAGTGTTGATATATCAAACGGTATTGATACTATTTGTACTGTAGAATGTCTAAATAATAGTGGTGCTGTAGTTAGAACTTATACTAAACATGTGACTGGATGGAATCAAGTTAATTATATAAATATATCTGAAGGTAATGCAGGTTATGGTTTAGGAAGTGAACATAATAGATATATTAGATTTAGATTTAAACATGACCAAAAGACTACTGCTTTACGTAATACTGTAATAAATAAAATACGAATATTTTCTTTTACTAAGTATTCATTTCCTACTGATAGATTTATGGGTCATACAGGTCATATATATAATTTCGATTATAATATGAATACTTACTTCCCTAATAGCATTCTTGCTAAAGGTGGAGTTACAGCTTATCAATCTTCTGACATCCGCTTGAAGCAGGATTTGCGGAAGCTGGACTACTTGGGCATCATCAAGGCAATGGGTGGCACTTATGGCTTCGCTTGGAAGAAGGACAACACAAGGTCTATCGGTTGGATTGCCCAGCACGTCTTGTGCAACCCTCACTTAAAGGACATCGTGGAGACTGACGAGAAGGGCTACTACAAGATTAACTACTGGTCTCCGAAGCTGATTGCAACGGCATTCGGTGCTATCGAGCAGGTGGGCGATGAGGTCAGCAGGTTGAAGGCTCGGGTGGTTTTCCTTGAATCAGAGGTTCTGCGATTGAGTGGAGATAAGGAAGACAGCAACAAGAAGAGATTAGATAACAAGAATATTAATTTATTAAATTAGTTAAGAAAATGGAGAATTTAAAGATTAACAAGAAGAGTGAACAGACAACTGCCACTTATACCAAGGGCGGCTATCGAGTAGAAATCACCTACAATGTTGACAAGACGGGTGGCAACATCGAGAGCATCAATATGAGTATCTATGGTGACGCAAATGGTAATTATCTCGGCAATGCCAACGCAAGCTTCAACGGCAGCGAGCTGACCTACAACATCAGCGGTGTTCCGCAGAGCAAGCTCAGTGAGGTATCAGCATTGATTAAGGAGGTTAATTCCGCTATCGCCGCTAATATGGCAAGCGAGGCAGCAGAGTAAGTATTAACGCAGGGTGGCTCTTATAGAGCTGCCTTGCCTAGTGTTTTAAGTTCTAAAGATAAAGCGTATGAAACGATTTATATTATAGCTTGCGAAAGTGTTCAATGTAACAGTAGAGCGAGTTGTTACTAAAAAAGTTGTAACAGAATTAGAAACTAAAGTTGAATATTTAAAAAATAAAGATTATGTCTTACAATAGTGAAAACGGAATTATTAGTGCTCCTGTTAGCATTGATGATGTTAAACAAGCTCTTGGAGAGAGTAGCAATGACCTTGCTACTCTTTGTAAGAGTGAAAATATAAATATATGGAGTAAGTATAAACCTATTAGTTGTAAAGGTGAATTTAAAGAATATCCTATTAGAGAAGACTCTGATGAAATAGTAACATCTTCATATAATAAATATACTTGTGTTGTTCGTTGTGGTATGAATATACCTATGGACACTTATAAGAACTTACGTTATAATTATGGTGGAGAAGGTTTTGCTATTGAAGCATGTAAAGAACTTTATATTGATAATGTATATGGAGTTAGAGGTATTGATAAAGATGCAAGTGCTAATTCGCATACTGTATATGCTTCAGGAAAACATTTTCCAAAAGGTGGTGCTAATTCTCCTTATAGATTAGGTGATTTTAGAAACTATAATAGTAAAGCAATAAGTAATATGTTCAAATCTTCTATTCCTACGTTATTTAATGTTGAAGTTTATTATTCTTCAACTCCTAAATTTAATTGTGTTCTATATAAGAATACAAATGTGGATGATAATACAAATGTTACTATGGAAGATATAATTACCGATTTGTATTTAGCTTGGTCTTTTTGGATTCAAATTTGTTATGATTCACCATATAATAATACTGATAAGATTTATAAAAATTATTATGTTGGTAATTGCGAAAAACCAACAGATTTTATATATGCAAGTAGAGAAATAACTTTTGATGTAGGTAATGATAAAGATGTTACTATTGTACCTTTTTTAGCATATACTCGTAATGCAACTTTATATGATAATACAAAAATAATTTTTATATCTCCTCCGGGTGCTATTAGTTTTAAATATTATCCTAGACAAATTAATATGGAAAGTATTAAAAGTGGTTCTAGTGGTTTTGTTGATTTCTCATCGTTGAGAGAATTAGTTGGTGCTACTTGTATTTGTAAAGCTAAAATATATAAACTTCCTGATGCTACATTTACAGTTAGTGATGGTACATTTAGAAGTGTTTGTAAGTATGGTAATAATAAGACAACATACGGAAGAGGTTATGTATCTAATAGCTCTGGTCAAGATACAGGCTCTGTAACTATTCCCGAAGGTGATAGAACAGATTATATTGAAGTATATATAAGATTTGATAATGTTTATGAAGGAGGGTATTATGGACAAATGTGTCAATTATCTTTTGAAATTAATATAGATGGTGAATGGAAACAAGTTCCTCCAGGAGGTAGTTATATTATGCGTTAAAACGTAGATGTTCTTAATATAATAAATGTGCTAGAAATGTATTTGTGGTTTACGTTCTCACCGAGAAAGCAGACACATTACGTCCTAGTGATTATCCAACATGGGGAAGTTAATTTTAAATTCGTAAATTTTGCTCCTCCTGCATTGCTATTCGGAATTATTTTCTTAACTTTGCACTGTTAATAGGAAAGGTATTCTGCTATGGCAATCTGGAGAAGAATATTGTATAACATAAAAATAAAGAAACAATTATGAAAAAGATTAAGACAATCGAGGCTGTTGCAGCCTACAGAACATTGAAGGCATTGAAGACATCATCAATGAGTGATGATGCCGCTATGCGAGTTTGGAAGAATATGAAGGCTCTGCGCCACGTAGCCGATACCTACGACAAGGATGTGGAGGAAGCACAGGAGAGCATGAAGGACGATAAGTTCGAGGAGATGCAGCGCAAGCTCCAGGAGTGCCAGCAGTTGGAGCAGAAGCACGCCGATGAGGGCTACGAATACACCAAGGAGGATTCCGCCAAGTTCGCAGAGGTCAATGAGTACTTCTTCAATCAGAAGCAGAAGACCGAAAAGTACTTCTCAGACCTTGCCAATGCTGAGGTAGAGGTATCTATCGAGGAGGTTGACGAGAAGGAGCTTTTCAAGGCTGCCAAGGACTGTGGCTTGAAGTTCGCTGATATGGAGAGCCTGGAAGTGGTGATAGGATAATCCTCTAGTAGTAGATATCGTCAATAGCGTTAGAAATGGATAAGAATGCCATTCTAACGCTATTTTTGTTTGCTTACGGATTGTTACTTTTTATAAAGTTTAACACAAAATCTAGTTCAAAACAAATAACTCCTATTATAAAAAGCGTATCTTTGCGGCATAAATCTTTTAAATCAACAAAAGACAAATTTAAAAATCAACGAATTATGACACAGGAACAAGAAGCCGAAGTCCTGCGGTTGATAAAGGACATTGATGTGACCGAGTTGATGAGTATGCTTATGAAGCATGGTAATCGGTATAGCAGAAGGATTTTGAAATTCTTCCGCTGGTTCTGTAAGTATGTACCCATCGCTATTATGTGCTTCCACGCCTACGGAATGTGGGATTTTTCTAAGAATCCTCGTGAGATGTTTATACCCCATAATGAGAATATGCCTTGCTACATATTCATCTATTTTATGATATATATCCTGCCGATGGTGATTATATTAGGTAGCAGATTCTTCTTCCTTTGCTGGAGATATAGAATACCTTTCTTCTATTTCTTCGGCATCAATGCCGCTCATATCGTGGAATGGAATTGGTACACTACGAACGATATGGTTGACTCCTGCTTTACTGTCATGGTTGTGACGGCATTATTCTATATATACGGATTTGCTGAGATGTTTGTCAGCAATACGAAGATTGGCAGAAAAATCTGCTCATAAAGGCACTTTTTACGAATAAATCACAAAAATTTAGTTAATATGGGAAAGATATTGAATTATAAGCTGCTCGGCACAGCTTTGAAATCATTGAGCGATGCTTGTTTTAAGGCTGACGAACAGCAGAGGAACGGCGAGAAAGTCACCGCTTGCGGAATGAGCGATGATGACCTAGATAGATTGTGTGACATCATCCCAGATATGCTCAATCCTATGTTGAGTACAGAGGAAGTCAAGGAGAAACTTCACGTTTCTGATGCTACACTCAATCGTATGGTTGCTAGAGGTGACATTCCAAATGGCGTTTGCAAAAAGCGAGGACATACCCGATATTTTAAGAAGTGGGATATACTACACTATATAAAAAGCAAGAGAAAATCATAACGTATAAGCCCTATCGCATCACGGCTAAGCGAGCATATATGAGTATGGATTATATGTTTTGTACTTTGATTATAGTAGCGATACTGGTAATCATCAACAGCACGTTCATTGCTTATTTGTATCTTTCCTATAAATATAAGAAGGTCGATAAATACTTCTTGACTTGGGTAACGATGTCAACTATGATATTGATAATGTGGTTCGTGGAAGGATTGTATCTGTATCTAACAAATTAATGATGAAAAATTTGGTGGTTTCGGAATTATTGTCTATATTTGCAGTGTTTTTTAGAGCAGCGTTTTTAAGAGCATCGCATTTCCGAGCGGGAATGTAATATTCCCCTATACTACGCCAATAGTATAGGGGATTTTTATTTTAATTCCAAATTTCGATGCGTTTCAAAATACAATATTTCGAGGAAATTATATACAATATTTCTTCAAAAATATATATTCGTTTATATGAAGGCATAAAGTTTTGCACTTTTTCGTGAAATCTATTTGATGATTAAATATTTTGTTGTATATTTGCAGCGTTATTGTTTAATCATCAAATAGTTATAGTATGGCAGATAGAATTAAAGATATTGTTGTAGGCGTAGTTCTTGCACTCCTCGCCTATCTTAAACCGATTGAAGGCGAGTTGTCTTCGCTTATGATCGTCTTCACCCTCAACTTTATTTTCGGTTATCTTAGTGGCATGATTGCAAAAGGAGAGAACTTCGAGTTGAAGAAAGCAGTTGTGTGCATCGGTCACGCTACCGTGTTCTTCGTTCTTTGCGCAGCAGTATATGCAATCGGGCGATTCAAAGGACAGATGGAAGGCTCGGTCCAATGCGTTTCCTTTATCTCGTACCTAGTATTATGGTTCTACGGATGCAATATTCTTAAGAACTTGAAACAGATTTTCCGAAAGGGAACACCACCTTGGTATGTAGTGAGTTTCCTCTATTATCTCATGCGCTTCAAATTTATCGAGAAGATTCCATATTTGTCAGACTATCTAAATTACACGGAAAAGGAGGAAAAGATATGATGTTAGCGATTATTATGGTGGCAGCTATTATAGTAAGCATTATTGTATTTGGCTGCATTATTCAAAGAAATGATTATAGCGAGGAGGAGAAGTAAACATGGCTGATTCTAGTAAACTCGTTCCGTTTATCCTCAGTTGGGAAACGGACAAATACACAAATAACAAGAAAGATAAGGGCGGTCCAACAAAATACGGCATCACCCTTGCGACCTGGAGGAGAGTCGGGTATGATAAGAATGGTGATGGTGTCCTTAACGAGGAAGATGTAAAACGCCTTACTGAGGAAGACTTTCATCGAGTTTTCAAGCAGAACTATTGGAATGCTTGCAAGGCAGATAAAATACAGGATCAGAGCGTAGCCAATATGCTAGTAGACTTCGCTTATAATAGCGGAGTCAGCAAAGCGGTAAAACATCTGCAACTTGTATTAGGTATCACAGCAGATGGTATCATCGGTAATAAGACGCTGTATGCCATTAATAAATCCAATGGAGAAAGACTATTCGAAGCCTTCAAGAAGGATAGAAAAGCTTATCTAAAGAGAATTGCAGTCGGTGACCAGAAAGGTTTTCTTAAAGGGTGGCTTCGCAGACTTAGCTACATTACGTATGGTAATCTAAAATTGAATAAATGATGAAATGGTATGATATAAGATTTTGGAAATGGGCAACCATTACCCTAGTGGTAGGTCTTGCGCTTGTTTCTGTCTTAGGGTGCAGTACTCCTAGAGCAGTAACTGCACAAACCTTCATCACAGACAAGCAGAGTGAAAAGAAGTTCGATTCCCTCTTCACTACCCGATTGTCTTATGCCTTCGAGCAATGGCAACATATCCAAAAGCGAGAAACAGAAAAGGCTACAAAAGATAGCAGCTATGTAAAAGATAGCACAGCAACCCGATATGATGCGCAAGGGAATAAGATTGGTGAAGATCGTTTTCATTACGAGAGTCACTATTTATTTGAAAAGGAACGAAGAATGCTACTCGATACCATCAGTACATATAAAGCATACAAAGATAGCTTTATATATTACAGAGAAAGATGTGACTCATTATCAAAGATTGGTACCTCTCAGTTCTATAAGATTAACGCTCCTTCTATAAAAGAGAAATCTCTGTCAAGTATGCAGAAGATATTCTTAAAAACGGGGCAGATGTTTTGGTTCTGCTTTATACTCATAGTTATGTACTTATTATATATATCAAGGAAGAAAAAGAAATGTTCTTAGAAAAGTTGTTTAATTAAGGTTTTAAGATTTATTTTTGGATAACTAGGGCGACTACTCGTGATGAGCGGTCGCCCTTTTTGTTTGCAAAGTAAATTCTTCCGTTCTAAGAGGATAAAAATGAGTCTACCTACTATCACCATAAACCACTGATTTATAGCCACTAACAAAAACCATGATAGCCTTATAGCTTATTTCAAAACAATTTTCTAACTTTGCACACGTAACGTTACAAATAGTGTTAGTTAAATATTAAGGTTAAATTAAAAATTCGGGATATGGAAAGTAAAACTTACGTGTTCAATCCAGAGAGCGGCACAAGCGGCACAGGCTCTAATGGAATCTTGGCTATGCTTCCTGCACTCATGCAGAGACAGGGTGTTGACCCAGGTCTTATTGCACTCTTGAACAACCGTGGAAACGGAAATGGTTGGGGTGAAGACATCTTTGCAATCCTCCTCTTGTTCATCCTTATGGGCAATAATGGTATGGGGTTCTTCGGAGGTAATCGCTGCATGGGTTCTAACGGACAGGGCGGTGTTGTGCCAATGCTTAACAATGATGCCAATACAGCCGTTATCATGCAGGCTGTTCAGCGCAATGGTTTCGACGTTCAGAGCTTGGCTACAGCCCTCAACACATCAAGTGACGCAGTCATGGCTGCAATCAATGGCTTAGGTCATCAGATTTGCAACCTCGGCAATCAGATGGGCATGAATGCTAATCAGATTTTGACTGCTATCATGCAGGGTAACAATGCCATCGCTACTCAGTTGGCAGAATGCTGCTGCAAGACCAACAATGCCATAACTGCAATGGACGGCAACATCAAGTTGTCTATCTGTCAGCAGACACACGCCATCAATGATACGGCAAATGCCAACGCTTTGATGCTCCGTGACAAGGCAGATGCTAACAATCAGTCTGTCTTGGCTAAGTTGGATCAGATGCAGACACAGGCAATGCAGGATAAGCTCGATGCTTTGAGAGAGAAGAACAGTGCCCTGCTTGCTCAGATTTCCAACGAGCATCAGACACAGGCTTTGCAGGCTTATCAGGCACAGGTCATCACACCAGTAAATGCAGCTTTGGCTGCACTGCAGGCGGAGGTGGCTGGTATCAAGTGCAAGTTGCCTAATACCATCAGTGTTCAGTACCCTCAGTACGGAGTATTCAACAAGGACGTTTATACTGCTGCCGCCATGGGAGCTTATGCAGGTGATGTAGCGGCTTCTCGTTCAACTGTAGGATGCGGTTGTTAGGAAAGGAGGTAACTATGTTCCCTTTATATCCATTCAATCCATTTATTCCAATCGGTCAGAGAAACCAAATCAAACGTATTGATGTAGGAGGTATCTATGAACTGAAGACAAATGCTCAACAGGTCACAGATGCTAGTGTTGATTATGGTATCAATCCTTGCTACTACAATGCTTTGCCTTGCGAGTGCATTGTACTCTTGAAGATACATCAAGGAGTTGCCGCAGCAAGTGCAGCACTTCCTGTCACAATCGTAACTCCAAATAGTGGCTCTACCACTGTTAACGGAACTGCCAACACTAGCGGAACAGCTTCCGGTACAACAAAGGTGCCAGTTGTTGATCATGCGGGAAATGCAGTGACGGGAGCTAGCGTTTCTGAAACTACGGAGGCTTTGGCATACATCAATAAGAAGAGCGGTATTATCCGACTGCTTGGGTTTCAGCAGCCTACAGGCGGCTAACAGAGTATTAACTATGGGACAGACTGAAAAGTCTGCCCCTTTAAAAGAGAAAGAAAATGTTTCAAGGACTAAGACAGTCTTCTCTCTTCTACATCTTAGACAAGGGAGGAGAAAAGCCGACTCTAAGAATCGGTCAAGTAATATCGGTCAGCAATCCTCAGCAGAAATATCCTAGCTACGTGCCAGGACAGACTCCGACATTGGAGACGACCGTTGATGTTAAGGTACAAGTAGAAGACCAGCAGGTCAATTTCGAAAAGCTGCCATCTACCGCACAGATAGTGAACTTCGGCAATGAAGGTGTTGTTGTCAGTGACAGCAGAGAAGCTATGTGCGCAGAGATTGATGCTATGTTGCGACATTCAAAGGGAGTCGTGGAAAGTGTAGATTACCACAATGGAGTTATAAGCTCCTGCGAGGAAATGCTCACTAGAATCAACCCACAGATTGCTAAGGAAAAGCAGCAGGAAAAAGACATCAATAACCTCAAATCAGAGGTCAGCGGCATGAAGGGAACGCTATCCAATATTGAATCTATGCTGTCTAAGGCTTTGAGCGGTAACAATTTTAAAAAGTAATTGCTATGGGATATATGGTAGAAATTACGGAAAACAAGTTCGATGAGCTTGTTGACAACTGCGAGGAAATGGTTCGAGCAGGTGGCAAGGTTATGAAGTGCTTGGATAGTCTGAAGCGTGAGCGTATGGGTAATCGTATGCCAATGCCAGACTATCGTGACAAGTGGGACGATGAAGATTGGCGTGACGAAGACCGCTATGGAGAGCGACGCTACTATGGTCGCCGTGGCGGTGGACGTTACTAATGTTTAATTCGGTGGTGGGGATTTTTCCCTGCCACCCTTAAAAGAAAGAGCTATGGGAAAATGTAGAATGCCTTTGGATGCTTACGATATGAAGCCAGAAGGAATGATAGCATATCTGAGATATAATGGCTGGCACTTCAACAAGAAGGCTTGCGAATGGGCAGTCAGTCAGATGAGAAAATACAACCCAGTCACCAAAAAGGATGAGGAGGTTGACTATATGGATAAGGATAAGGTTGAATCCATCCTTACCAAGCAGGGAGTGACACTTGAAAATAATGTAGGCTATGATCATGTCTATGTGGCAAACATGGTTAAGGCTGATTTCTATAAGTCTTCCATCGAGGACGAAGCTCACATGGCTTTGTTCGTGAAAGATATGGTTGATGATACCGATCAGAAGGATGGCTTCATCTTTAATAGATTTTATGCCGATTGCAACCATAATGGCATCGGCATTCCATGGGATGATATTTTATGATAAGTCAAGAGATATATCTAGAAAAGTACGATTGGAAAGTTCTTGTGTTTTACGGTTTGGAATCATCAGATACCGATGAGGTATGCAACTCCCTTGTGCAGATAGGCTGCACAGAAAAGGCAGTCGAAAGCGCAAGGGAGCATTGCTTACGAGGAATACCGAACACAGGTCTTACCTACTCCAATCTTGCAGGTAGGAAGAGCGTGGTTGCTATTAGCAGGACCACATCAGAATATGAGTTCGTGAATACTGCCACACACGAAATGTTTCATGTTGTCACTCATATCTGCGAATCACTAGGTATTGACTTGAAAGACGAAGAGCCTTGCTATATGATGGGATGGCTCTGCCAGGCAGTTAGTAGGATATTCATTTAAAATTTAGAAATATGACGGACATTAAATTAATGGTGGATGCTGCAAGGCAGCTAAACCAAACTTGGAAAATGAGTAGTAATGATTTGGAGACAGGAAATATCCCAAACGATGTGTATAATGCTTTGTGCGAAGTGGATGAAGCCGTAACCAATCTGATTGACAAAGTCGGCGAAGCTACAAAAATCATTACATTAAGCAGTATCTACAAAAGCGTATAACTCTTTGATACTCAGCGAGTTAAATTTAGTATTTTTAACTAAAATAAAGTGTGGTATATTTGCATATATCACATTTTTTTTGTACCTTTGCATATAGAAAGAGTGGTTATTTTGACTAACCACAGATTATGTTGAACCAATTAAAATTTATAAAGATGAAAGAAATTAAGGAAATCAAAAAGAATTATGAAATGGGATTCATTTCGTCCCATGAATTTCTTTGTGAATATGCAGGCGTTCTTTCTAAACTTGGAGCGCAGGGAGAACTGATTGATGCTATGAATACAGTATTAGTTCCGCTTGCAGATTTCATTGTGAAGGACATCTTGAATGCCAGCGATGACGAGAAGAAACAGATTAAGGACTTCTTTAATTTTAAGTAGATATGGGTACCATTCTTTTAATAAACGGATTAATTTTTCTATTTGTCGTAGCGATAGTAGATTTAGCAATGAAACATTAATAAAAATAAGCCCTACGCAACACGGTTAAGCGATAGATATGAAAGCAATAAAAGTAGCAGTATTCTTTGAAATGATGAAGAATATGATGATTCAGTACTCATTTGACGAGTTGCAGGGCACTACTTTCAGAAGTCATTTTGGTGCAGTTGGGTTAGGTGATGCACAGGAACGAAACGGTTTCTTCCTGGCAGCCTATATCACAGACAACTCAGTATCACAGGATATTTTTATGGATTGGGTAAGAATGTATCTTGATGACGCAGTTGTATATAAGTATGATTCTCCTTATCAAGAGAAGGATGTTCCAGAGAAAGAATTAATGTACATAATTGAGATAAAAAATGAAGACTAGTAGCTTATATGTTACCCGCGATGATTCAATGTATGACACAAAGAGTGGGTTTGAGACTTACGAGGAGGCCAATGCCTATCGTGAGGAGTGTCAGAGAGGTTGGATCAATCACGCAGATTATGTGTTCCTTATAACGAGGGATGCTACTGGGCATTTTGTCAAAGAGACAAACTTGACAAAAGCAACAAAGGAAGAGAGAATCAAGCTTCTTGAAGAAGCAGGTATTCCATTAAAGTAATTTGTAACCAATTAAAATATTAAAGATTATGACAACAGCAACAAATTTGAGTAAAGCTGCCGAAGATATGGTAGCAGTTCCTTCTTCAGTTAATGAAGACAAGTTCTTTGATTTCGAGAAAGCCAAGACTCAGGCAATCACTCTCGAACAGTTGAGTCGTACACACCGCGAGGATGATGTTTACGGAAATCCGCTCCGTGGCATCTATCACTTTGACCTTTTCAATAAGGTCATTGATGAGTGTACAGAGCTCGGCTACAATGTGGAGGTTTATGATATGTTTGCAGCACAGAACAGAGACCGTCAGTCGCCTGGAGTGGTTCGCCTCCCACAAGTGGAAGCGGTCAAAGGTCAGCATGCGGTAGAGGCGCATATTCTCCGCCGAGTTTATGCCAATATTCGTATCACTGATTTTGATAATGATGAGACTACTACTAATGTGGCCGTAGCCTTCCATCAGAAAGGTATTCAGATTGGATTCGGTCCGAATGTGATGATTTGCCACAATCAGTGTATGCTCTCTCCAGAACTGTATATGTCCAGCTATTCCGAAAAGGGCAAGAAGGGTTCCGGTATGGAAGTGGCAGCAATGCTTGATACTTTAAAGTCATGGCTTGTCGATGCCCGGCACATTATTGAGACTGATCGTGAGCGTATTGCCAAGATGAAGGAGACACGCATTACTGCAGAACAGATGTTCTTGCTCATTGGACTGATGACTGCTACCAGAGTAAAGGCAGATACATCACGAAAGTCTATTCGTGAGAATATCACCTACCCTCTCAATCAGTCACAGATTACACTCTTCACAGAGGATATGCTGGAGGCCTATCACGATAAGGAGTTTGTAACTGCTTGGGATATGTATAATTCTGCTACCAACTTGTATAAGGCTAACAGAATGGATATCCCTGCCCTTTTGCCACAGAACAGGGCAATGGTTAACTTCATGAAGGCCAATGGTCTGATAATTTAA